TTATATTGTTTGTTCTCTTAATACTTTCAAATAATCTAATGCTTTTTCACTATTTTTAAAAACTATACTCGCAGCCTCTACCACAAAAGCATGATTATGAATATTTCCATCTTCCATAACTACTACAGAATACTTACCTAAAATACAAGCCATAGCAAGCTCCATTACACAACCGATAGAAGTTATTTTAGAGTCAGTTAAATCTAAATAAAGAATATCACATTGTCTTATCATCCAACTATCTCTTGACAAAATAGCGTGATTCGTTGCTACTTCTTCTCTATAATTTGCTGGCTTAAATCTCTCCTTTACATCTGTTCTTAAACACTTCTTCCCAGTCATAGGATGCAAAACTTCATATCCATAACTTTCCAATTCCTTTTTTACTCCTTCATAATAACTAACTACCTCATCATAAGTCAATCCTGAAATTGGATGTGCACAATAAATTTTAAAAGGCATAATTCCTCCTTACAATAAAACACCTTTTATTAAAGTTATAGCTTCTTCCATTGTATCTGTTAAAGCAATACAAAAAGAATTTATCCAAGGAGATCTGTTTTTAGAATCTCCAAAAACAAAAACAGGCCTTTTCAAAACATAAGAAGTATAAAAAATTTCCATAGATGTTCCAAAATAAGGCCTTTGTACATTTTTTGGTAAATAAACTAAAATTCCATCACTACTTTTTATTTCTTTTAAATCTTTCCACACAATATAATTACACGCCCATGGAGGATAGCTTTCAATTGAAGATTCTTTTTTAGGTATTCCTTTACCTTCCCACAAAAGTTTTATAATCATATTTTCTTTATCAAGAGGATTTATTGTTTCTATTTCTGGTTTTAACAATTCAGTAGCTTTTGATCTCCAAGCATTAGCATCAGCATAACTTAACCCTTGAATACCTCCTGCTAAATATATTTTTGGCTTTTTTAATTTTGTACTCATTAAAATACTCCTACTTTAAAAACTCCTTAATAAATAAATACCGTATGAGTCTTGATACAAATACACCCCACCACAATATCTTCCTAAACCTAATCCTCCCATCAAACCAGGACCGAATTTTTTAGAATATCCCCCACCTAAATCGAACCTAAAAGTTTTAAAAATAGATTTCTTTTCTTTCGCTTTATAAAACTTTACATCTGAAACTTTTAGTGTAGAATCTTGAGTATCTACATACACTCTATTTATATCACCAAACTTAGTCTGTGTATAGTAAACGGCAAGTAAAATAGGATCTCTAACAATAGTTAAACCCCATTTTCCAGAAGGATACAAAGCATAACCATTAATATTATAAGGTTTGCGATATGCATTCATTATAATCCGTCCAGTATTCCCAGTATCTGGTATCACTGTTCCTTGCTGTAAAACAAAAATTATAGAGTCTTGCATTAAAGTTAATTTAGTTAAACTTTGAATTTTTTCATCTCGTACTTTTAATAATACTTTTAAGTCTTTATTTTCTGCAGCAATAGAATTTTTTTCTTCTGCAAGTTTAGAATAAAGAGTTGAATCTTCTACTATAAGACGATTTTGTCTTTGAATTTCATCTCTTAAAGATTGTTCTGTTTTTCTATGTTGGTAATTAGTATATGCAATGATACCCGCAAATAATACAACCATAGATAGAAAAATTATAACAAAAGTTTTAAAAGTCATTTTTTTTCTCCTTTATTTGATAAAATGTATAAGAGCAATCAGAAGGCAAACCATAAAAGTAATGTCTCTAATTGCTTCTGGCCATTTCATATTCTGATCCTCACTTAACGTCATTTTATTGAGATCTAAATTCTCTTTCATTTTTCCTCCTATTCTTTTTTAATCTTTAATTCTTTTATAACATCTAAAACAAACTTTTTCCGGCGGGTAATCATCAGTTAAGAAAGTCTTTCTACTATGTCCAAAAATTGCACAAATAAATTTACCAAAAGTATCTTGTAAAACAAATTGCCTTGCCCATTCATACCCAAGAAGCCCACCCTCAAAGAAATTTTCTCTTCCGATCTTAGTGAATAAATTAAATCCTTGTCTATTATCCATTTTTAGTTTTTCCTCCTAATCTTCTTCAACAACCTTTTTTCGAAGATTTTCTATTTGTTGAATTTTTTGAGCTTTATTCATAATTAATGTATAATCTAAACATTCCTCGAATGTAAATGCTTCTCCATTTCTATGATGTCCAGTATCACACCAAGAACAAACATTAGTTCCTCCCATAGAAGCTTCAATTACTGGAAGACTACATATAATACAAGGTGCATTTTCATCATATTGAACTTCTATTTCACCATCAGCTGTTTTATATTTTACAATTTTCATTTTTTCTCCTTTCTAAGCCTTTCTAAATCTGATTCTACCATCATTTTCACTAATTCTTCAAATTTTACTTTTGGTTCCCAACCTAATTCTCTTTTAGCTTTACTATAATCTCCTTGAAGAACATTAACTTCAGCTGGACGATACAATGTCTTATCTAAAGATACATATTTTTTCCAATCTAAACCAACATAGTCAAAAGCTAATTCTACAAATTCTCTAATAGTATGTGTTTCTCCAGTAGCAATAACATAATCTTTAGGCTCCTTTTGTTGTAGCATCAACCACATAGCTTCTACATAATCTTTAGCATAACCCCAATCTCTTTTAGCATTCAAATTACCTAAAAATAATTTTTTAGATAATCCTAATTTAATTTCTGCAACTCCTACAGATATTTTTCGACTTACAAATTCAAACCCCCTTCTTGGAGACTCATGATTAAATAATATTCCACTACAGGCAAACATTCCATAAGCTTCTCTATAGTTTCTCGTTAGGTCAAACCCTGCAACCTTAGAGATTCCATACGAAGATCTTGGATGAAAAGGCGTATTTTCATTTTGAGGAACTTCTTCTGCCTCTCCAAACATTTCACTAGATCCCGCGAAATAAAACTTACACTTTGGAGCTCTTTCTTTTAAAGATGATAAAACTGAGTGCACTCCATTAATATTTGTGTTAAGTGTAGAAAATTCATCTTCAAAAGAATAACTCACGAAACTTTGAGCAGCTAAATTATAGCACTCATTAGGTTTTACTTTCTCAACTACACTAAATATGCTGGCATAACTCTCTAAAGAAGCGGGATGAAGAGTAATTTTGTTTAAAAGATGTCGAATACGATATAATCTATGTGCAGGATCTTCAAGAGCTACCCGGCGCACTATTCCATGGCATTCATAACCTTTTTCTAAAAGAAGTTCTAAAAGATAACTCCCGTCTTGGCCCGTGCATCCAGTGCAGAGGGCTACTTTCTTATTCATATATTACCTCTAATTTATCTTCAATTTATCTTCAATTTCTTTTAAATTTTTTATAACAACTAATTTTAAATTTTTATAACCATATTCATTTAATAGTTTTCTTCTATCCTTATAATATTGTTTAAAAGATCTTTTTTCTAACCACCAACTACAAGGATGATATTCTAAAACTATTTTGTTATTTAAAAGAAAATCAAATCTTCCTAAGAAATTATGAATAACTTTATAACCTACCTTTATTAGGTAAATATAACAATTTCTTTCAGACAAAGAAGGAAAAAATTCATTGTTGTAATGACATTTTTTACCATGACAATTTTTTAACACTTTTTGAATAATTTCTGGAGTATTATTCGTTTTAGTCATTTTTTCTCTCAATTTAGAATCTTTCCAAGCTTTCTTTATTAAATTACTTAACTTGTTTAATACTTTAGGATCTTTCATTAATTCTTTCTGAGTTCTTAAATCATACCCATTTCGTTTAATAATATTTCTTATAGTTTGAGGAGTACACCTATTTATTTTAGCTAATTCTAAAGTGCTTAATTTATTCTCAACATATTGTTTACAAATTTGTTGTTCTTTGACATTTCTAAACATTTTAAGAGAATTTCTTACTTTTCTTTTATGTTCTTCTGTTTGTTTATATCCTTTTTTAGGACCTTTTTTTGACATTTTTTTATTTTTTAAAAGATTGCAACCAATCATATATTTCCCGCCCTGGGCACTCCGTACTACAAACATCCCGGTGCCCAAAAACGTTTTGTTTTGTTAATCCAAATGTTGCAATTAAATATTTTAATAAAATATCCAAAGAAGCTAATTGTCTTTCATCTACTGCTTGGTCATTTAGACCACCTAGTAAACACACACCAAGGCCAATAATATTCGATCCTTTAGCGTGCCACGTAATATCTGTAAATTCATTTGTTTGGTATACATTTCCTACTTTATCCATTATCAGAGAATAACAGATCCCTGGACATCCTTGAGGTGAGATGTGATTTGGAGAAGTATGGTATTTTGCAATTTGTTCTATATCTTTAAATCCATTTTCTGTTGCAGTAGTTGCAGAATGATGCACAATTATTTTCTTTATATTTTGTATTTTTCTTTGACTCCATTTACGCGTTGGATGATGAGGAAGTTTATTTATAATGTTTTCAATAGAAGGTCTAATATAAATAGTAGGTTGTTCATTTGAAGATTCATTAGAAGGTTTTGGAGAATTATTTTCATTAGATGTAGTTTCTTGATTTTTCGGATTCTTTTTAAGTAATGCAAAAAACAAATTAATAAAATTTATCATTTTTTATATTTAACTCCATCAATTGTTTTTGATTTATGAAAAGTCCCATCTTTTCTTTATATATATTTTTCTTAATATAAAAGGGCTGCAATTACATTTTTTAGTAGGAATCCAAAAACGTCCACACTTTTTACAACGCAACTTACTTTCTATCATTGTAGGAGCACTGCTCATAATTATATTAATAGGAGTAATTGTACCTAATTTTTCATCTATAAGCTCAGTTTTATAATAAATAACATTCATTTGTATTTTCATATTTCTCTTTTTAAGCAACCATTGTCCTAATTTACCATTCTTTTGAAAATATTGTTCATGTTTCCTAAACTTTGTATTTTCAGGAAAAGTAAAAACAAATTTCAAATAATTATTACTTTCTTCTCCAACAAAATGCACATATACAGGTACTAAACATTCAGCATAAAATGGAGCTTTACATATTTTTTCTTCTTTTGCTTTTCTTTTTAAAAAATTAAACATTATTGCTCCTTTTCTCTTTTCCAATTATAATCTTTCCATCCCCCATATCTAACTCTATCCTTCAAGCAACTTCCTACTAAAACGCCAACAGCTTCAGGAATAGATTTACATTGTCCTGTAGTTATTCCAAAAGTAGCATCATCACCACAATCCCAACTATTTTCTCCTTTTCCTGCATGCGGTATACCTTCTGGAATTTTAATCTCACATCGTCTTATTACTTTTCTAAACCATCGTGGATATTTCCATGTCCAATCAGCTAAAATAGCTTTTGCTGAATACACTTTCTCTGACATTGGAATAAGTATATCCCGTTCTTCAATAACCCTTTTAGTTACTTTAGCTTTACCTTTCAAAGTTCCTAATATAGGAAAATACCAATTCAAATCTCCTCGTTTCCAACCCATTGTATCAGAAAACAAGTTAACGCTTATTGAACCACCATTGTTAAACCATATTGTCAAATCAAGAGCCTTATCATAAAAATTATGTTTATAAAGTAATGAGCTAATAGCCAGGAAATCAAAAGATAAATAAAATTGAACAAAGAAGCCTAAACTAAATGTTATATGTTCACCAAAAGATAAACCTATTTGAGCCATTGGTAAAAAAGAAACTTCTACTATTATACTATTTTTGTTAAAATATATGAATTTTCTCACTTATTTTTTGTATCTCCTTTCTATTTTACTTTTCAGTTTTTTCTATTTTCTTAACTTCCTCTTCATAAGCGTCTAAAACGGTATCTTCTAAATCTTGCCTCATAGTTGAATTAATAGGATGACAAATATCCCTGAACTTTTCATCTTTTCCTTTCTTATTTGGCATAGCAACAAAAAATCCTTGTTCGCCATCAATAACTTTCATTCCATGAACTACAAAGCAATCATCAAAAGTAATGTCTATAAATGCTTTGAGCCTATCCTTGTCTTTCAAAGTAACTCGCACATTGGTGATCTTCATTGTAAACTACTCCTTTTTAAAAGTTTAAAGTTGTTTTTGTTAACACTATAATATACAAATCTTTCTAAATATTTGTAATCAATTTTTTCGCTTTTTTATACATCCTATAATTTTTGAAATTATTGCACATAAAGTAGCGGCAACCCATACACTATTAAACATCCAAATAGACCAAGTACCAGTGTGTATACCTACTAAAATAAAAGAAAGTCCTCCTATTAATTGCAGCCATAAATAAATCCAGTTTTTAGCTTTAAATATTCCTAATAATAATAATATATAGGCAACAAATAAAGAAACAAATGCACTCCATTGACAGATACTACTTAAATTCATTTTATCCTATCCTTTTTCTCCAAATCCTCCAATCTATCAAGTATTGCTGAACCAAAAAACATCACTCCCCCCATGACCATGTGAATTTCATCATTCCTAATCAATGCTGTCATAAATATCAAAAATCCCAATAACACTACTATCTTCCATATATGTATTCTTTTCATTTTTTCCCTCCAACCATACAAACAAAAACCACAACTATTGCATTGTGGTTATTTTTTAAATCTATTTTCTTCACTTTAAACCTCACTTTACTTTACTAATTTTATTACTCAAAACTTTTTTATTTTAAAGCTTTAAAAAATAATACATTTCTAATCTTTGAAAAGTATGTGTCATTTTTATAGCTTTCGGAATTTTAAACTTAGCATTTGACCCATCAAGCGCTTTAAAAAAAGCATTAGGATAAAATGTTTGTAAATAAGAAATAACATCTTCATACCATGCTATATTATCTATCAAACCATAATTTAAAGCTTCTTCTGGAAACAACTCTCTCCCATCACAAAAATCTGTCATTTGTGCAAGTAATTGTTCTGCTGTAGGAGTATATCCAAAATATTTAGTTATTTGTGTAACTATAACTTTTCCACGAGTAGCTAAAATTTGATTTAAAAATTCTTTATAAAATATATCTATCTCATACTGAATTCTATCTTTTTGGCATTGTTCTAAAGGAACATATGGAAAACCAGCTGCTTTATTTTTTCCACTTGTAAATAAATTATATGTAACACCTGCTTTAGAAGCTGCTTTTGAAAAATCTACATAAACAGCAAATACACCAATTGATCCTGTCATTGCTGATGGAGCACATATAATTTTCTCTGCAATTGTAGAAATCCAATATGCTCCAGAATATATTCCATTATCTGTATAAACATAAAAAGCTTTTCTATATTTTTTCTTTAATTGTTCAATTCCATGGGCCACTAATTTAGTTTCTGTAACTGAACCTCCAGGAGAATTTATTACTGCAAGAACAGCACATCCAGGTTTAGCAAAAGCATCTTCTAATAAAGGAAGCCAATCTAATGACACTACATCATCAATAGATACAACAGTAATTGTACTAAAAGCAATAGTAGTAGTAGTTTCAGTATTTTCTTTTAATTGAACATTACAACTTACTAAAAATAAAAAAAGTAAACAAACAATACAAAGAACCTTTCTCATATTCACCTTCCTTATCTTTATAAGTATCTTAAAATATTTAATATACCTAAACCTATTAATATTCCAACAATAATATTAAAAATTGATCTAAAAATCTTATTACTTTTTAACTTAGAATAAAAAGCACACACTTCTTTATAAAGTTGTAAAGAACTAATTGATGCTGCACACACATATGTCCTAAAAATTATTCCTAACAAAAATCCTATTAAAAGTAGTATTATTTGATACATTATAAAAGATATTTCTACAAACATTTAAAGCCTCCTTTACGAATCTTTTTGTTTTTCTTCTTTTTTTTCTTCTTTTTCTACCTCTTTTTCTTTTTCTGTTTCTTCTTCTTTATCTTCTAATGCTTGGTTGTTTTCTTCCTCTATTTTTTTTCTTTTTTTCTTTCGCATTTTAGAACATTGCTCCGAAGTAAATTTTGAATCAAAAATAAATTGATAACAAATTTCCTCGAGCCAATCACAAATTCTATCAATAGGAATCAAATAACACATATGAGCAACATCTTCTTCCTCACCTTTTTTTGTGTCTATTGTTTCAACCAAAGTTGATATCCCTACAAGTTCATAACTCTCTTCTTCTTTATCATTAATAACTAAAAATATACCTCCGCCAGAATTACCATCAATAATAGGGCTACTACTCATCCAATACTTTTGTTTCTCTATTTCATCATCCATAGAAGTAATTTCACCTTTAGTAGGGACTGGAGGATGCCCTAAACTACAACCACAAGCATAAACTTTATCATAAATATTTATATCTTTTACATTCTTTGAATGCATTTTTACCACATACTTAATTTGTTCATTACTTCTTAACTTTAGTAATGCAACATCCTGGTCTCTATCATATGCAACAATATCAGCATCAATTGCAATACGCCCTACATTTCTACTAAAATTTTGATATTTAAAAAATTCAACAGTTATTGTTGCTCGTTTTTCTTTCTTAATATCTTTTTGAAAAACAGTATTCCATTCTTTTTTAACTTCAATTGCTTTCTCAATCACATGATAATTAGTTAAAACATAAGTCTCGTAATCTTCAGAATCCTTCTTTATAGGTTTAGAATAAATTACAGCACCACTTCCGCAATCTTCAGTAGTTTTAATAAGAGATAAAGTATATAACATTTCTTCATGCTTTTTCTTTGTAAATTTATTCATACTTTTTAAACCTCTACTCTTCTAAAATTTCATTAACCTGGTCAACTATAGGGGTATTTACATCATAAACATAAGGATTTTTTATTTCTGGAATATTCTGTAAATTCAAATGATATCTAAAACTTAAACCATGTTCTTCATGCACCCCAGCAAAAAATTGATTTGCATGAGTTCCCAAAAACAATTTGCCAACTGAAAATTCAGTTCCTCCAATTACACTTCCATTTATAATTGTTTCTCCATCAACATCGTCTAAAGTTCCAGCGCTATGAAAGTGAGCCAAACAAACATAATCGATTTTTATATTTTTTGAACTTAGCAACGCTCTAAATCTTCCTATCATTCTTTGAATTCCATACCACGGCATCCCTGCCCAACTATTTATATTATCTCCATGTAAAAATAAAAATGTTTTTCCTTCAATCTTTTTAATTGTCCAAAAGCTTTTAGGAAAATTAAACTTAATATTTTTTTGATCTTTTAATAATAAATTTAATAAATTGTAAGTTATATAATCCCAATTCACATATCTCTTTTTAAATCTTATCTCTTTATGCATCCTTCCGTGATTACCTACAACACCATCTATTTCTATTTCTGGAAATACCTGAGCGAGGTCTAATAAAAACTGAGCTAATACTAAAGCAGTACCTTCTGACCATTCAATAGGAGTGTTTTCAGCAGTTTCAACCAATTCGTCGTGAATAATACCACTTACAATATCACCTAACATTCCGATTACCAACTTTGGAAATTCATATCCTCGAAGTTTATTTAAAGTAATATCTGTAATACAATTTGCAAGGTATTTTAACCTATTTTTCATTATATCAAAATTATAAGCATTCAAATCTCCTATTTCTGCAGCCTGAACTACTTCACCAGAATGTAAATCTGATAAAAGCAACAAAGCTGTTTCTTTGGTTTTTTCAATTTTAATGGAAGGTTTTATAATTGGAATTTTAACGGTGGGCAATGCTTTAATAGTATTTCTAAGAACCTCTAAAATACTTTCTTGAAGATTTGTATCTTTATTAGCTACTCTATATTTCGCAGCAACAATAAATAATTGAGATTTTAATTTCTGTATCTCCCTATCTTTTTCGACTAAAAGATCAATTTTTTGAGAAGGCATTTCTGTTACTTGTAATTCTTCATATACTTTTTTAGACTTTTCAGACTCACATTTATCATAAGAAATATTAAGCCTTATTAACTTATTAACAATTGCTATTGTAGTTCTATTACTTTTAAATTCTTTATTCAAAGAATCAACAAAATCTTCTGGATGAATTCCTTCTGAAATCTTCTTCTTTATAAAAGTAATTTCTTCTGGAGTCCATTTACTCAATTAAACCTCCTGGCTTTTGTTTCTAATTAAATATACAATCTTTTTAATAAATTTCAAAGGTTAAATTTGGTTTAAAAGACTATTTTTTACAAACTCTACATTATTTAAAATATCATTTTCCCAAAAACGTAAAAGAATGTAACCATTTTCTTTTGCTATTTTATTCACTTCTGCGTCTCGCTTCTTATTTTTTAATTGATATTCACTAAATTTCTTATAAAACTTTGGATTTCCATGGTGATAATCTCCTTCAACTTCTACTAAAATATTGGTGTTCAAAAAATGAAAATCTACTAAATGATTACCTAAACGAAATTGTTTTTCATAAGGGATACCTAAAAATGTTAATATATCTTGCATCGCAAGTTCTGGTTTAGTATCTTTGTAAGGACCTGGATGAGTTTGAATACGAACTAACGCAGCTTCACTTTTAGATCTTGAAGTAAAGTCATTTCTCTTAAGAATCTCTTTAATGGTCGTATTGTCACATTTCCACTTTTTGCTTAAAATAAGAGTACTTGGTTTTTCTTTTGAAAAATACTCTTTACAAATTTGTAATTCTTGTTCTTTTGTAAATTTTTTATGTATATCACTTGTTTTTTTACGTATTTCTAAATCTACCCAAGCCTCCTTAATAGTTCTTAAAGTACCTCCATTTCTTATAATAATATTTCTTATAGCAGAATTACTACAATCCCATTTCTTAGCTAAAGTATAAATGCTTGGTTTTTCTTTAGAAAAATATTCTTTACAAATTTGTTTTTCTTCTTTTTTGGAAAATATTTTTCTTGTTTCCCATGAGTTTCTCAAAATACCTTTATTTCTTCGAATAATGTGTTCAATAGTTGTCGAATTGCACTTCCATTTCTTACCTAAAGTAATAATACTTAGTCTCTCATCGGAAAAATATTCATTACAAATTTGTTGCTCTTCTTCTTTTGTAAATTTATTATTACCATTCATTTTTAAAAACTCCAAAACTTCTTTTTAAATTTGTTTATCTTCTCCTCCAGGTACACCAGGAGTAACACCAAAATCAGGAAAAATATCTTCTTTGATTGGTTTCTTCTTTTTGAGCAAGTTGCTCTCGCCCCACTGATCTTCACCATAATCTGGAGCCTCAGATTGTGCTGGTTCTGAAGGATAACTTGGCCCTTGATCTTCTCTTAAAAGTAAAGAAGGGCTATTATAATTTGTATCAGAAGGTTGACCATAAAACCCTTCTTTTTGTCTAAGATTTAAAGAACTAACTTTTAAATTTCCTAATTCATCAAGAAACGATTCATCAAAATTTCTAATTAAATAATCTCCATAAACACCAGATATATGAGCTTCGTGTATTACTTTATCTATCGCAATCATTTTCTCTTGAGGAGTTTTAGCATTTTGTAAAACTTCTACTAAATATTTCTCTACTTCTATTTGGTTTTTTAAATCCTCGGAAGGAAATCCAGAAACTTCCCATCCATCCCATTCAATCCACCCTTCTAAAACAATAATAAAACTTGAAATAATTTCATCCATTAAAGAAATATCATAAAGACCTTTTGCTTCTTGTTTATATAATCTTATAAGATCTTGTTTTTTAACATATACTACTACATCCTCATATGCTTTTTTCTTTAAATTTAACGAAGCCATATCAATTCGAGGATCTAAATTATGTTCTACAATTGAATCATTTTTGTCATGCCTTGGAGGATTTGTTCTACGTAATTTTTTATCTGTTTTATCAATTACTTGTGAATCTTCTGGAATTTCAGAGTCAGATATAATAGCTTTTTTCTTATTTGTTACTTTTTTCTTTTTCGGCCAAGAATGAGGATAATCTAAAGACTTTAATATAGGATTTGAAACTGAACTTTTTCGAAATAAAAGAGAAGCTTCTTTCATTAAACCTTTAAATGTAGCTATTTTTTTCAAATTTAAACTTTTATAGAATGAGAATTCTTCAACTTCTTTAGGAGTATTAGGATTATTATCAGCATAATAACGAACATCTATATCTTTATCTTTAGTCAACTCTGTTAATGTTTCAGAAGGAGTATTTGGATTCTCTGCAACTCTTGCACGAACACTTGAATATTTATCTTTAGCTAATTCTGCTAATGTTTCTGAAAGAGTATTTGGATTCTCTGCAACTCTTGCACGAACACTTGAATATTTATCTTTAGCTAATTCTGCTAATGTTTCTGAAAGAGTATTTGGATTCTCTGCAACTAGAATGTGAACATTTCGGTTTTCATCTTTAGCTAATCCGGCTAAAGTTTCTGGAGAAGTATTTGGATTTTCTGCTACACATTGACGAATTCTCACCTTTTTATCTTTTGCTAATTCTGCTAAAATTTCTGGAGGAGTAGAAGGAGCTTCAGCAATTTCTAAGCGATCCCACGCATCTTTCTCTTTTATAATCTCCAGAGGAGTAAAATATCTTTTAGGAGTTACAACTTCTTCTCCTCTTAATTTTAAATCTTCGGCAACAAGTTTTTGAAGATCCTTCGACAAATAAGACATTAGTTGTTCTGGAGTAGCTTGTGCTTTTATTTCTAAAGCATCTGAAAACCATTCTTTGATTCTAGGAAAATCATGAAACATTAAACCAGTGTTATGCTCAACGTCATTTATATGATCAATGATAGTTATAAGTTGGTTTGTATCAGAATTATTTTTAAGCTGAATTAAAGATTCAACTATATGACCCCAAGGTTTACCACCATATTGAGAATACCATTTTCCTTTATTATATAATTCTTGAAGCTGTTCTAATGTTAAATCTTTAAAAGCAGGTAAATTAAGTTTCTCTTTCCAATATTCCCATCCTAACAAAGTACCAAACCACTTTTTTCGTTTCAGTGATATTAATGCATCTCGATGTTTTGAGGCTTCTGCATAAACCATTTTTGTAATTAGAGGAACATAAACTTCTTTAACTTGATTAACAATCATATCCTTATATTCTTTAGCATAAGAATTTGTTTCTAAATATTGATCAGAAAGTAAAGAAACACCATAAAAGTCAAAGAAAAGTTGTTTGTCTATTTGAGCTATTTTACGAAGAGATAAAGATGATTTTACACTCATACCACTATAAAACAAAATAGAGTTTGCAAGATATTTTTGCAACTCTTTTAAATTATCAATTCTATTTACATTATTTATAATCTTTCGTTTATCGTCTTCATCAATATTAGATGGTTCAACTTTATCTAAAATAATTTGTTTTGCTGTTTCTAAATTTGTTGCGCTCCAAACATCTTGAGCAATATCTTCTAAAATAGATTTAACAGGTCCTTTATAAGCAGAATTAATTTTAGAAATAAAATCTTTCTTTGATTTTGTTACAAATTCAACGTTTTCAGCATAACTTCCCGCGATTATGTTAACACCCTCTGATAATCCTAAAGTGTCTATTAAATCTGAAAGATTGTCTGAAAATTCTTCAAATGAACCAGTACCTTCATACCATCTAATATATTGAGGTTTATAAATATTGTATGTGCCTCTTGTTACTAAATCAAACTCTCTACCATTTGTAGGTAATCCAATAGTTTCAAACCAATGTATATGAGTCATCATAGGATCTGGATCAAAATAAATTTTTCCTTTATATATAGCCCAAAGTCCTTCATTTTCTCCAATATAAGAAAATCTTAAACTTCCAACAACTGGTGCCGGAGTTAAAGTAAAATAACTTAAATCTACAAGTAACTGATTACGAATTGCCCAAGCAATATCTTCACTACGATCTTTTGAAATATTCAAATCGTCTTCTAAATGCAAAATTAATTCAAATATAAACACTGATCTATCTAATTCTTCATAAATTTCTCCAGCATCATTTAAACGTTCGTATTGTTTAACAAAACTTTCTACAAACTCTTTTTCTGTAGGTGTTAACATAACTTTTTTTATTATACCAAATTCATCTTGTGTTTTTTCTTGAGTTTTCTTTTTTAATGAACCGAAATGTGTTAATTTACCTTGTTCTTTCAAAAAAGTGATTAAATTATCCCAAGCTTCATAACTTTCTTTTTCTTGTTCTTTCGATATTCCTTCTTCAGCTGCTTTATCAAGATAATCTTCATATTCTATTTTTAAATGCATAAGTATTGAAAAATCAATATGCATCATATTTATAACATTGTCAATAGCAATAATTTGTGAATTAATATCAAAAGCACTATTTAACTCTTCTAAACGTTGTTTCATTTCTTCTATAACTTGTAATTCACCTGCTTCTTCTCTAACACTTCCCGGATACCTTTTATACCATTTTAAATAATCTTCAAAAAAGAACATTAAATCTCGAACAACTTTATTTGTTAAACTATTTAACTTTTTTTCTATTTGTTCAAACTTCTGTATTTCTTTATCTGTTAAAGTTCCTTCATTATATTTTTGTTCCAATTCTCGATATTGAATTTCAAGGTCATAAACTGCTTGAAGTTCATTAGGGGTAACAACTGCTTTCTTTCTCATACTTAAAGATGTTTTAAATTCTTTCATTTTTTGACTCATTGCAAATTCTATAATAGAAGCTTCATCTTCTGTTAATTGACCAAAATCTAAAGCTGTATTCATTTCTTTTTTGATTTGATTTATTTCCTCTTCATTTTTTGCTTTATCTATATTTTTAAAAAAAATACGTTCTTTCTTTTTGGAAGATACTTTTGTACCTGTAAAAAGTTTATAAGCTTTTTCAACCCATTCTGATATATTTGTATCTCCCCAATTATTTATCAATTCATAAATAGATGCTTGTATTATATAAGCCGGAATTAATGTGTGTAAAGCCTTAGCCGCTTCAGTTCTATGAATACCATCAATTACTTTGTATCTGCCGTTGTCAGGCACCGTGATAATAGGTTTAATTGGTGTTCCTTCCTTGTATAAAGCTACTAATTTTTGTACTTTTTTAGGATCAGCACCTAATTCATTCCATTCACTCGGATCTATTAAATTTGGATCTAACTCGGAAAGTTCTATATTTATGTCTTTTATTCCTTCTTCTTCAAGGAATTTATCAATACCTTCTGGAGAATAATCTTCTAATAAATCTTCTTCTCTATTTGCTATTACTTTTCGAAAAGTTAAATTACTAACTTTTAAATTACCTAATTCTTCAAAAAAGGAGCTATAAAAATCTTCAACTAAATATTCTCCATATAATCCTGTTTCATGTGCTGTATTTATAGTGTGGTCTATTGCTATCATTTTATCTTGTGGTGTTTTAGCTAATTTCAACATATCAATTAAATATTTTTGATCCTTTACTAATTTCGGAGTGCTTTCATATTCAGGATAATATTGAACGTTTGATGCAATCAAAATTGTTAAAATTCTTATAAATTCTGAAATAATTTCATCCATTAATTCTTCATCATATATACCTTTAACTTCTTGCTTATATAATTTTTTTAAATCCTGAGTTGTTATACTTGATGTTGGATATTCCTCAGGCACTTCTATTTTATAAAAATCTTTAAATTCTCTTTTTAATTTATCAGCAAAAACCATTTCTTTTATATCTGTTTCAAAAGTTAAATAACTTTCTTTTTTCAAAACTTCTTTTTTACATTCATCACAAATTCCATGACTTATATATGGTAAATATTTAGAATACTCTTCATTAGTTAAATGCTTAATAATATGTCTTGTACTTCTATCAAATATTCCTTTACACCAAGCGCATATACCATATTTTGAATAATCTAAATTTTCTATGTCAATTTCTTTAGTTTCTTCTTGCGGAACTTTTTCCATAGGAAGGTCTTTCTGCATATCAGATCTCATATTTAAACTACCAATTTTTAAATTACCTAATTCTTCAAAAAAAGTTTCATCAGAATCTGTTAAAGTCTCTCCATATGTTCCAGAAGCGTGAGCAGTATGTATTACTTGATCAATAGCAATCATTTTTTCTTGAAGTGTTTTTGCTTCTTCTAGAATCCTTATTAATTTTTTTGTTTGTTTTTCTTGTTCTGGATCGTACCACTTATTAAATTCCTCTAACAAATAAATAAACTTTGAAACAATTTCATTTAACAATTTTTCATCATATATACCTTTAGCTTCTTGTGTATATAATCTTATTAATTCTTGTTTTGTAACTAAAGAAGATGCAATTCTATTAAGAAAAGTTTCTAAATCTTCTTCTTCTTGAGCTTTTCTTTTCATATTTAAACTACCAAAAGGTTTTGTAACGGGTCTTTGGAAACTTTTCCAAACTTCTTTTCCAAGTTCTTTCCAAGTAGGAAATTTTTTCTTTTCTTTTGGTTCTGGTTCACCAAACTCTTCAACTGGAATAGGAATCTCTTCTTCTGGTTCTATATCTAATTCAAATGTTAAAGGTTTTGTTTCTTTCTCTTCTAAAGGTTTTTCAATAGGTTTTTTAACTTCTACAGGTTCTTCTTTTTCAATTATAGGTTCTTTCTTTAGCATCTCAACTTTAGGAACTTCTTTAACTTCTTCATGTTTTGTCATTCTTATTTCATCTGGTAAAAAAGGAGAAGTAAAACCTACTGTAAATACAGTAGCAATATTTCTAGAAACATTTGTCAACTCTGTAATTTTTACATCATAAGAACCATCTGCATTTTTCTTCTTTATAATCCCTTTTCCTTTTAAAGTACCTCCTGGACCTTTTCTTGCAGCTCCAAAAAATCTGGTAGTATCAAAAACAACCTCATCACCTACATTGAATTCTTTTCTTTCTGCAGCAACTTTATTTTGAGCATTTTTCTTAAAAATTTGAGAAATAGGTGAAAAAAATTCTTCGCTTTGTACTGGAAATTCATTAAATCGAAGTTTAAGTTGTTGTGGAATTATAAATTGTTCTTCAATATTTTTTCGTATAGTTTCTTTTAAACCTTTTTCATGTTTAAATTCAAAAGGTTTTTCAAAAGCTTTATATTTATCTTTTTGTTCTTCTTTATCCTTTTCTTTTTTTAGTTTTAATTTATCCATAAATGTAGGTTCTGAAAATACTATATCCATTTGTACAAACTCTTGAATTAAAGGTTCGTTAGCTTCTTTCTTTCTCATATTCAAACTCGCTGTCATTTGAGAAGCTGGATTATCTTCCCATAACCAAGGACTTCTTTCTATCCTTTCAAGAGAAGGAAATACTATATTATAACCTTGATCCGCTTCTCTATCTTCCCACCTATCTTCTCCTTGTTGATAAGTATGCCAAGATTGATGTTCTCCTTGAATTTCATCTAAAGAATTGTCTGGAATAGGTTCAGAAACGGTGGATGCTTGTCTCCTAATTACTTTAAAACTTTTTAATCCTCTAAATACTTTAGCAATGATACCTCTTTGAATAACTTCTTTAGCTAATTCTATTTCTTTTTCAGTTACATCTGTCTTCTTACCTCTTGCTATATCCCATATTTCATCTGGACTGTATTTGTTCAAGAGGTCGGAGTAAGGAACATCTATTATATTTGGAATTTTTTCTTTTAAAGTTTCTTCTTCTTTCGTAATCAAAAGATCTTTTAATATTTCTTTTTCTTTTTTAGAAGGTTCTCTTAATCCTAAAGATTCAGCCATAGCTTCTTCAATTGCTTTTAATACTAAATCTTTTGAAAATGCTTCTTGTAAACCATATTCTTCCATAACATAAATTTCCCAATTTTTAATAAAAGATTGTGGAAATTTATTTGAAAAATCTGCAATTAATCCATTTATAAAATGCATACTTACATTTTTCTTTTTCGCTATATGATTTACAAAATAATAAACATCTATTCGAGAAACAATTTCAGAACCATATTTATTAAGTTCCTTCAAAATTTCATCCACATATAATGACCAATCTTGAGCTTCTTTTTTCATATTTAAACTTCCACATATTCCAGGACCATAAGAAGGAGATCCTGGAGTTGAATCATATTCCATTGGATTAGAAACATTTGGATCTATGTTAAATATATTACCTTGCTCATCTGGATAATTATGAAAAGGAAATCTTAGTTTTGGTTTTTTTGGACCTTTAGGATATTCATCAGACTTTCCTGGTTCATAAAAATTTTCTTGGAGTGTTTCAGCATCTGCTTTTTTAAAATTTAAAGAAGCGACTTTTGAAATATAAGGTAAAATTGCATTCCTTAATTCATTTGGTGATTCAAACCAAGTACCTTGGAGTTTATCCAATATATATTTTTCATAATAAGGATAATTTGGATGTCCCGGAGGAACACCATATTCACCTAAAAGTTGAGAAACCAAATTAGGATCTGCAACAATCCAATTTGGTTCCCTTCCAAATCGCAATTTCATTTTTAGTTCTCCTTTGTGTATCTCACTTTCTTTTTATACTCATAACTTACTATCTTATTTTGATGCACAGTAATTAATGTTTCACTATACGGAGAACTAGACAAATCTTTTATTATATCCTTAATTTTCTTCAAATCCTCTTCAGATACTTGTTGTAATATAGTAGCAATTTCAGTTATAATCTTTTCTTTCATTTTATTCCTTTACCATATATAATTTAAACTTTTCCACTAAATGAAAGATGTTACCTGTTATAACAATTTGAGGCTTTAACATTTCTTCTACTTTTACAACTTTTGAATCTCTTTGGATTTTTTGTTCTTGTACTGCAATATCATTTAAAGCAGATGATATACTGGTAATTTCAGTAATATTAAAATCACTAGTAGTTATTTCTTTTTCGGTAACCTCAAATTTTTCTACATTGCCAAGTGTAACTTTAAGTTTTGAAACTGGTTTATCATCTTCTACTTTATTTGTTCTAAGAGCACTCATTGCATCCAATTTTAAAAGATTCGTTTCTTCCAATGGATAAACTTCTACTCCTTCAGATTTTTGCACTTCTATTCCTTTCAATGAAGGTCTTTGTTTTTCGACTTTAACAGATTTTCCCGTAATAGACGTATTATCTCCAGGTAACCCTTCAATGTTAAGGTCTACTACTAAAGAATTTTCAACATACTGAATTGTCAATGATTTTACATCCTTTGAGTCAACTTTTTTACCATTAATAATAACAATAATGGTATCATTGTAAAATTCTCCAGCTTTATGTGCTGGATTAACCTTTCCAACATTAATAGCAACTTCTGTTGGATTAACACCTTTACTTCTTTTAACCATAACTCCTCCTTTACTTTTATTTAAAATTTTTAATTTCTAAATTTTAGAAGCGTGGAATAAAAGTTGTAGATAATAATACCACAGAATGTAAAACTTCTGGAGCTAAAAAGAAACATCTAACAGAATCTTTAGCTATATCCCAAGCATATAATTTCCCATCTCTTAGCTCAAGAGGTTCAATTGTACGAGTTGAGCGCTCATTTTTTTGATTTGTGTAGTCAATTTCTAACATTTGATGGTTTTGAATTGCGATATAAATATCTTCAACTGCCATAATTACCATTTTCTCCTAAATGATTCTTTTCCGCCTATTCTATCTTTTGCACTGCTTTTATTACTTCTAAAGCCTTTAAATAAAGAATCACCTTTTTGAGGATTTATAACTCTACCTAAAGATATAGGTGAACCTAAATTCTTATGTAACTCTCTAATAGTTTTACTTGACATTTCTTTTCTTATGGCTAATCTATATACTAAATTTGCGGTGCAAACCGCAAAATCATCTGAAGTAATTGGACCTGAAGTAGGAGCTGCATAGTATACAGTCCCGCCGGCGATAATTTTTTGTAGATATTTAAGTTCTAATTTTAATTTATTAACCCAATTCTCAGTTGGATCAGAATCCATTTCATAACACAATACTTGCCCTTGATTTAATTTTTCTAAAAAAGTTCCAAATATTTCACCTTTATATTGATTCGTGAAAGTTGTTTCAAATGCGGGTAATTTCATCTTTCTTAATGTATGAATACTATTAACTGAATTCCATTGATCATAACAAATCTCCATTACTTGTTTTCCAGCTGCGTTTAAATTCGAAATCAAATTTAATAAATAATTCATTACAATATCAGGATCAATTCTTTCCACAACAATATGGCCATCACCTAAATTCTTTGTAGTAGGTTCAAAACCTTTCAATCCATCCACCCAATACTTTTCAGAAGGGCGATCCTCTCTATGTCCCCAAGCAAGAGCATAAGTATCTGACTTGCTCGCGGGATCAATTGTAATAATATACAATTGTCCAGGTCTTCCTCGTAATAATATAGGAGCGCTCGGTACAACCATTTCGTCTACTTTTTCGGGATTCAAGAACGAAGAAGCAGGTTCTCCAAAGTGGCCTCCATATTCCATCGAAGCAGATATTGGATCTTTAATAAAATCAACATTAAAATCTTCTCTTTTAAATCTTGGATTTGCTTGCCAAGTTGATAATTGAAAAAGTAAATAATTTGGATTCGGTATAGCTTTTTCACCCTCGTTTTGTTCTTTACCACCAGCTAAACAATATAAATAGTAAAACTCTCCTGCTTTTTCTGCAGGACTCGAAATTGCAACAATTAATCCATCTTTTCCAAAATCTTTTACAGAAGGTGTCAAAGCTGTCCACATTGCATGATCAGTTTGAGGAGATTCAATAACTTCTAAAGTTGAACGTTTATATTTAGATCGTCCAAAATGACCGAATTCATCAAAAATAAGGATCAGGATTGCTTTTCCTCTTTTAGTTGCTGCAGATGTAGTAACCGATTCAATACAAACAGAACCACGCAGAATATTCTTTTTCATTACTCCTTTTTTACGTGACTCATTGTATTTACGAATTTGAGAATTCAAAAACAAATCATATGGAGAAAACAATCGCAATTCAGTTTCATTGTCTTTATCAAAATCAATATATTTTTGAAAAAATTCAAGTTTTTTGACATTATCTTTTATTAATTGGAAAGTTTCCTTAGCCTGCTCACCGTCCGAAGCACAATTCATTATGTATATAGGATGTCTTTCTCTTATTTGATAATGCCTTTGAGGATTGCCCTTACATATTAGTTTGTAAGCTTCATAAGTTGCAATCCAAGAAACTAAAGATGATTTACTTCCCCTTCTTCCAATAACAAGAATTAAAACTTCTATAATTTGATTTATATCTTTGCTATCAAAACGAAAATCAATTTCCCACTCAGTTTTTAAAGCATCAAGGAGATTTTTTTCTTCTTCAGTAAAAGGATACTTTTGCCACAAACCATATAATACTTTCAAAACAAGACTTTGAAATGGAAATGGGTTTTCACTTAACCATTTATGAGAAGTGGCGAAGATTAAAGCATCAACAGGTTCAACAGGAGAAGTTAATTCTATTTTTTCATTATATTTTTCATTTATAAAATCTTTAAACATTGATTTCACTTTTTAAACAATTATATTCTCTTAATCTTGTAATAAGTGTGTCTGTAGAACATCCAAAAAAAGTAGCTGTCTTTTTCAAAGTATTATTTTGAATAATATAATAGTTAAATAATTCTTCTTTATTTATTTTATATTTAAAATGAGGACTGTTCTCTCCTATATTTGCCTTCCTTATTTTTTCCTTTGCTTTATCAGAATGATGTTTACCATAAAAAGGATTGTTTTTGCCTTTTCGAGAGGCACTCATTTTTATCCTAGTGCTTAACGTCAATTTTTTACCTATATTTGCAATATATATTTTTCTTCTAGTTTCTTCAGAACGTTTTTTCCCTTTATTAGACAATTTTATTTTTTGTATAGTTTCTAAAGAACGGGGCTTACCAAAATTTGGATTCAATTTCCCTTTTTTAGACTTACTCATTTTTCTTTTACTTTTCTCAGAAAATTTCAAACCTGTGCACCCTTCTCCTCCTAATGTTAAATTATAACCTTTACCATTACTTATAAAAGAATCATACTGATGAATAAATTCTTTTTCTTTTATTTTTAATTCCTCAAAATTATCAGAAAAATAAATTTCTTTATATTCAAAATTTTTTAAACCATATTCTGCAATTTTTCTATCAACCAATTGACTTTCTTTAACTTTACCCTCTTTACATTTCTGTGCCCACCATATATGATCTTTCCATCGCCGTTGATAATTTGTAGAATCAATACCAATGTAGTATTTATTATTTATTTTATTTTTTATATAATATGTTACACCCATATTATTCTTCATCACTTTCATTGTCTATAATTTTTGCATCAGCAATTACCATATCTTTAGGATTTAACAATGGGGTTATTTTTTCATCTAATTTTTCAATAAATCTTTCTTTAACTCTATCTCGAACTACAGGATCATCTATTTCTTCGATTAACACATCTACAAAATCTTCAATAAACTTTTTTATTCCTTCTTTAATGTTTTGTATCATAACAATGTTCACATTAACTACTCCAGGACCTTGTTCTATTTTCATGTGAGTCAACAAATCCTTAGTAAGGCCTTTCATAATTTCATCAATTGCAGATGTTACTTCTTGTATTTCTTTTCTATAAAAAAGACTTTTTTCACTTTCTGGTTTACTTTCCAAACTCTTTTTAAGTGCTAAAAGTTCCCAAAGATTTTTAATACGTGCATCGTATAATAAGTTCACGGTTTTTATTTTATTCAGAGTTTCATTATATTTTTGTTGATACAATTCAACAACTGCTGGACTAAAATCTGTCAATGTAAGTTCCCGTTTCTTTTCTTCAATTTGAGCTGCCTTTTTTGGATCGCAATGATGTTTATGACTATTAATATTAGTGCCAGTCAAGCCTCCAGGAATCTGAGATCCCCACTTATCAATAATTTCATGATAAGTCATTGTACCTTCTAAAAGAACAATAGTAATTTCATTTAAAAAAGAAGACTGACAAATCTTACATCTTTTAGAAACTCTAAGGAGTCCTTTAACTTTAGGTTTTTCTTGATTTTTTGATTCCGCCATAATTTTTTAGTTAAATTTAACTTTTTCTTTTACTTTTTTTAAAAGGTTGCATCCCGGATCAGCGCATTTATAAAGTTTCATTTTTATGCCTTCTTTTAAATCACCAATCGTTACACCATTTTTACAAAGTATCATTTCTTTACCGCATGTACATTTCATACTTACACCTACTTTCTTTCAAACTCTTTACCATTGTATCGAGCAATGATAGTATTTTTATTTTCATCACACGTCTCTAAATTTACAGGACGTGTCCAAATTTCATATATATATTTCAATGTATAATTCATATAATTTTCATGTAAAGGAATATTTTCGTGTCTATGTTTTAAAAATAATTCTTTTGTATTATTATAATTATCGTCAACAAGATCTATAATTGGTAATCCATGATTAGATAATAAAAACAAAAATTTTTGTTTTATATTATCAAAATCACGACTTGAAATTTTATATTGTTCATCTCTTTTGTCATAATCATATGTAAACAACTTATGTTCTTTACACATATCTTCTGTAAAGAATTCATCTACAAAATTTACGTCGTCAAATAACTTAACAACTTCAAAAATTTTTTCTTTACCTTTGTTCCATTTTTTATCCCAATTTTTCTTCATTTCAATATCAATACATAAATTCCAATCAGAACCAGTTCTACCTTTATTCCAACGGAGTTCAATATCTTGAAACAACATAAGACCTAATTTATAAGGATTAAAGATACTTGAAGAAAGAATGCGTGAACAATGATCTGCAAATTCTACTAAATCAGAATCGTTAAGATATTTTGGTGCTAATTTTGTATGAACATAAGTTGCAAACCCTTCATTCATGATTTTAGTTTTTATTAAAGATAAAAAATATTTACTTTCTTCCCGAACCATAGCTATAATATCTTGTTTCCAATCATCAATAGGTGCATTTTTAGCTAAAAATAATAAAACATCTTGAGTAAATTCAAACTTCTTTTCTTTCTTCTTTGCTTTCATTTTTTCTTTTTGTTGCTCAATATATTCATGTGGATTTATATAAGAATCCATATATTTCTTATCAACTTGTATTTTTAGAACATCTTCTTCTTCTTCTTTAATTTGTTGATTTAACTTCAGAAATATATTTGGATCTATTAAATCTTCAATAGAAAGACAAAGAGTAATAAAGTGTTCAACCTCATCTATTCCATATTTTTCTATATAATTGTTAATTCTTTTTTCATGATTTTTTAATGCTTCAATCATTAATGGATTTACTTTAGAACACCACAAATTATTTTTAAAAAAATGAGAATGTCCAAAAACATGCATAATTACCATTTTTTGAAGTGCATCAGAATTTGCTTTATCCAAATACGCAATAGAAGGAGTTGTATTCAAAACCATTTCATATATATGACTTAAACCATAAACATGCAATTTATATAAATATTCAAATTGTTCTCCCCACCGCCAATGGGCATAACGATTAGGAAATCCTGAATATGCTGCTAAACTACAAAGTTCCTTATAATCAACAAATAAAAATTCTACAGGATGAAAATCTAATCCAAAATCTTGAGCAATAGATTCTAAGTCTTCAAAATTTATCAATTGACTTTCTCCTTTCTTGTTCCAAGAAAATCAATCAATGTTTGAAAAATACCATCTTTATCTTTCAATTTACTTATTAAATAATTATCAAAACTTCCTGTTAAATCTTCTAACTTTTCTGAAAACCTTTTGTTTTCATAGTATGAGGGTTCTCCAACTTCTGCATAACAAAAAAGATTTATATTAGGTAATATATCTTTTTCCAAATATCCTTTTGAATCTTTATCATCTTCTCCACCAAAAGTTTCTCCATCAGAAAAATGAAAAACATAAACATTTACTGTTTCTGGAGGAAATCTTTTTCTTAAAATTTCATTACATAATTTATAAGCATCAGAAAAATAAGTACCGCCGCCAGTAGATAAAGAAAAAAATTGTTCTCGATTAACTTCTTTAGCATTTGTATCATGCACAATATATACAACATCCACTTGTTTATAATGAACCTTTATCCAAATATCTATCCAAAAAATTGTTTGTCGTATAAGTTGTTTTAATTCATCATCAATAGATCCAGAAATATCTTGAATTAAAACTATAACTGCTTGATTTATAGGTTCCTCAATAGTCTTCCAAGTTTTATAACGTTTATCCTTTTTTACTGGAATTATTTTTGGATCTTTAAAATCAAAAGTTCCTTCTACAATACTTCGTTTTAATGCTTCTTTAAATGTCCTTTTAGAATGTTTTAATGATTCAGGCCCAATACGCCCTATTCCTGTAAACTTATCTTTTATTACTTTAACATTTTTACGTCCTTTAGGTTTTAATCGAGGTAAATTCAATTCCTTAGCTAAGATATTTGCTAATTCTTCAAAAGTAATATCTACTTCAATTGCATGATCTCCAGGAGAACTGCCTGCTTTTTTTTCACCTGTATTATCTGGGCTCATATCTAAAGGATCTCCAATATTTCCTTCTCCGGCACCTACACCACCTGTATTTTTCCTTCCATATTTAAAATGAGGAATATCAATCTGAGGAACTGGTATTTTAATAACTTTTGATCCTTCTTTTCCAACAAAATGTTCTGTTTGAATAAACTTTCGAATATTTGATTTTATATATCCTTCAACCAATTTTTTAAATCTAGACCTATCTCTTGTAATATTCATTATTTTTCTTCCCGCGCTATAATACTTCCTACATATGCTAGTACATTTTCAGCACATTCATCACAATATCCATAAACTTCTTTTAACCTTTTCTTTAGTGCATTTAATTTCTCAAGTGTATCATCATCTTTTACTGTTGAAACAGCACCAGAAAGTTTAATATTGTGTTTCTGGTCCTTAAATAATTTCAACTCCAAAGCACGGTACAATCTTTCATTTGCCTTATAATCAAATGTTTTCTTTTCAATAGTTAAACTTGCAATGTAGTTCATAATTTGAGTTCTAAATTCATCCTTTCGAGATTCAGATATATCAATTTCTTCCTCAATAGATCTCATTAACCTTTCATCGGGTTCCTCATATTGTTTAGTAAATTCATTTCTAACCTTTTCTTTCTGAATATACGCTCTAACATTTTCTATATAACTATTGCAAAGGCGTGCTAAAGCACTATCATCTGCACACATTGCACGCTGTATTTCATTTTTTACAATTTCTGTATATTCCTCTTTGACAAGAGCAATAATTTCTTTGTACCTTTTTTTCACATCAATAGAAGAAATTAATGAATAGTGATCTAAGCCTTCTTCAAATTCTCTCAAAACTAAAAATGGATTTATACAATTTCCAGATTCTACATGCACTAAAGCATTTGATATTTTATCTTGAACAAAACGAGGAGAAATTCCTTCCATACCTTCACCAATAGATTCATCTTTAATTTCATCTAAAGCTTCTTCATTAAAATCTGGAATTGTTTTTCCATTATATAACTTCATTTTATTTACTAAAGTCAAAGAAGCTTTCTTAGGATCTTTCAAACGTGTTAAAATAGCAAACATCGCAGCCACTTCTAATGTATGCGGGGCCATATGTTTACCTACAATATTTTTCGGAGAAAAATCTTTTTCATAAATTTTAATTTCATTATTCAATTTTAAACAATATGGAATATCAATCTTTATTGTTCTATCTCTCAAAGCTTCCATATATTCATTAGATTGTAATTTTTTAAATTCAGCTTGATTTGTGTGACCAATTATTACTAAATCAATATCAGTCTGTGCAAAATTCTTTGACTTAATTTTATGTTCCTGACTTGCACAAAGCAAATCATATAAAAAAGCAACATCTAATTTAAGAATTTCTATAAACTCTATAATACCTCTATTAGAAATGTTAAATTCTCCAGTAAAACTAAAAGCTCTTGGATCGGAATCAGAACCATAAATTGCTAACTTTCTATAATTAACATCTCCTGTTAATTCTGTACTATCCTGATTCTTTTCATCTTTCGGTTGAAACGTCCCTATTCCTATTCTATCTTTTTCAGAAAATGTAATTCGTTTTACAGTTATATGTTCTAAAACTTTCGCCCAATCTCCTTTATAAAAATCCATCAAATTTTTAAATATATATCTACATGGAGGACATAATTCACTTTCTGCCATCAATTTTTTATCTGGAAACTTATCATAAAACTTTTGACGTAATTCTAAAGGAATCAAATGAACAGGGTCTTCATTCATTGGACATCTAAATTCTTTATCAGGACCAAAAATATTCTCTGTTTCTGGAGTTGATTTCCAACCAAAAGTAAAAATAGCTCCTGCATCAGTTTTAGAATATTCTTCAAGACCTTTTTTCAAAAGACGGACAATAGTTGACTTAGAAGATCCTACAGGTCCATGCAACAAAATAATTCGTTTCTCAGGACCATAACCTAAAGAAGCTGAACGAAACAAATTTACTAAATTCATCAAAGACTCTTCTAAATCATAAATTGCGTCCTTTCCATTATTAAGGGGGTCACTAAAAAATTTATAAATTATTACTCTTTTCTTACCAATTGTTTTTTCTTCGGTACCATAAAACAAAATCATATTATACAATCTACTAAAAGCTGTTTGTATCAAATTTGGATTCTCTTCAAGTTTTTCAATATAGTCTTTAAAGGAACCACGCCAGTGCAACTTTTTATAAAGCTCAGGATTCTGCGCTTCCTTCAGTTTTTCTACTATATCCATATAAAGCCTCCTAAAAGGTTTTATGTTACTTTACTTAAAAATAATTCTTTTTACAAAGCTAATTCTAATTGATTTCCCTCTTCTACAATCTCACTTAAAGATTTAATATATGCCCATAATCCTGATCCTAATTCTCGAATTGCATCAAATACATTAGCTTCTTTTGTAGAACCTTCTCGTTTTGGAAACATAGTAAGAACTCGTTGCTGAACCTCTTCATTCAATGAACTCGCTCCACGTTCTGCTTTTTCTAAATAGATCTTTGCATCTTCACCGAATTTTTCCAAAAGCTTTTCCACTCTCCATTTATCCGAAGGTTTAAATTTCTTTTCTTTTACAGAAGTGTCTAAATACAAGAAAAATTCTCCAAGATCAATTACTTGAGTCTGAGCTTGTTCAACCAAAGAGGAGAGCTTTTCTATTCCTTCTTGTAATTCAGCGGCCTCTGTTACTGATCCATGTTCTTCCTGAATCTTTCTAATTTGTTCTTCTACTTTTGCCCTTGCTTCATCTACAAGAGATTTAATTTCGCCTAAGCGTTGTTTGTGATTTTGAACTTCATGAAAAGTTTTCTGCATTTCAGGAGTAGCAACAGGAGCTTCTTTTACTTCTTCTGATGAAGGTTCGCCGTGGGGCTTTGTTTTAAGTTCTTTAAACTCCGTTTTAGGTTTTTCTTTAACATCAACTTCTTCTAGTGCAAATCTTAATGAAGCTTCTTTTTCTAATAAATACTCACCACCTAAAATATCTAATTCTTCTTTATATTTGTCCAAAGTAGGCCGAAAATGAACTTGCGTTTGAGGACTTAAAGTTCCAAACACACTTTCAACTTCTTCTATCCACTTAGAAATTCTTTTTGCATTTTTTGCAGGATCTAAAAGTTTAACTTTCCCTGAATCCCAACCAGATAATACATCTAAGCCTCTATTTATTTTATCTAATATTTCTTGTATTGTTTCTTCTGAAACACTTTCTTTCTTCATAACTGAAAGTTTAGAAGCTTCTTTTTCTGTTTCCTCTTCTGGTTCGTATTCAACAGCAGGTAATACAACTTCTTCTAACTTCTCTGCGTGTTCTGTTTCATCCTCTGCCATATCTTTAAGAGCTTTTTCTGCTTTAGGACATTCAACTTCTTTGGCCATATCATTATACATTTCAGCGCCTTCTTGTTCTTCTTCAATATGCTCCTCTACCATTTTTTCAGAAAGATCAGCTGTTTTCTTTATTGAAGCTTCTTTTTCTTCTGTTTCTTCTAAATTAGTAATTAAATCATCAATATCCTTTCTATACCATTTCTCCATTAAACTTAAATGATTTTTAAAATAATCTAACACTGTCTGAGCAGCTCTTTCAAGAGCATCATAATTTCTTTCGTCTGTAAATTCTTCTAAATCTGAAGCAACTTTGTTCTTCACATTTTGAGGAACACTTCTAGACCTTGTGACTGCTTTAACAACATCAATAGCAAAATCTTCATCTGTAAGAACATAATCAGCAAAAATTTCAAATCTTTCTTCTGGAGTTTTTTCAAAAAGATCAGCTGTTTTTTCTTTTAAAAAAGCATAAGCAGCCTTTTCAAGATCAACCAAAGAATATAACATTTTTCTTCCATCTTCCAAAAGAACTTCATAAGCAGTATATACTATTCCCGTTCTTGGTGATTTATAATTTGGAATAATATCAACAACGCTTCCTTTTAAACCTGCAATAGTTTTTACCTCATCACCTACTGTAAAACTTTTTTCAGCCTTTTTTCGTATTTCTTGAACTATTTCGTTAGAAGATTTACCTTTTGTTGAATCAAAATCTTTTTTCTGAACTATTTTTTCCAAATTTTCTTTCTTTGCATGCACTACAGGATAGTGTTGATCTTTAAGTTTCTTGTCAATAATTTCTTCTAACTCTTTTCTGGTCATACGAGAAACTTCTGAAGTAATTTTAGTTAAATCAAAATCTAAAGGAATTTGGCCTGCTCTTACATAATCTTCAACAAGCATTCTTAAACGCTCTATTGGAATTTGTTTTCCTGTTTCGTCGGTTTCATGATAACCAGTAGGTTCAGCTTTTTTCTTTATTGAAGCTTCTTTTCCAAACTTTGCTTCTTCGTAATCTTCTTCTTTAAATTCAAATCCTGGATGTTTTTCTTCTATAATCTTTTTAATTTCATTAAATGATTTTCCTTCTTTCACGCCTTCAGTTACAATTTCATAAATAAAAGGTGCAATGCCTTCTGCTGGAGAAGCTTTTTTAACCTTTTTATTTGAAGAAGCTTTCTTAGAAAAAACAAAAGTATCTTTATCAGCATGACCACAACCTATTAACTGACCTCCACAAATAGGGCATCTTTCAATATCGCAACCAAAATGATGAATGTTACCTAGTTTATTTACTATATTACAATCATGGCAGCGTTCATTCACATCGAAATATGATGTATCTCTAAGATATCCTTTTCCTTTCAAATTAATATATTCTTTTGTACAGGTTTCCGTTTTAGGATCTGTCATTTCTAACATACACTCTTCACATTTCACTGCTCTTTTTTGTAACGAAGCTGTTTTATGTCTATCTCCTTTTCTATGCCAAATACCTCCAGCAACATAGTTCATACATTTATCATGACTCCAACCTTTTTCTCGCATACAGGTTTGAACCATACTTTCAAGTTCTTCTTTTTCTGGAGCGGTTTTGGTTAAAGAAGCTGCTTTTTCCATTTCTTCTATTCTTTCACTTCCACAATAAGGACATTTAAATTCATTTTCTACCCATTCTTCATGAGTCATAGTTTCTCCACAGTCTAAACATAGGCCCAGTCTATATTCTTCTTCTTCTTCCTCTGATTCTTCTTCCGCAGCAGATTTAGTAGTAGTAGGTATTATAGAAGAACCTCCTCTAAACATTTTTTGAACAGCTCTATCTTCTTCAGGAAGAATTCCTTGATTTGATTCTTCATAAGGAACACCAAAATCTGGATCTACATCTGTTTGTTTTGCAACACTATAATCTGGATCTGGATCAGTAAAAGGAACTAAAGTCTTTTCGTCTCTTAAACTCTTTTTCACTAATTTATCAATTTTTTCATCAACTGAAGCCATAGGAGCTGTAGGAGCTACCATAGGTCCTCCAGGTAAAGTTTCTTGAGTAACACCTCCACCAGGAGTAGCTTGAATGTTTAAATCAGCACTTGGAATAGGAGCAGTTTTCATTCCTGTTTCATCTGTTAATATAGCATCAATTCCTGTAGTAGAATCAATAGTATAAATCTTTCCTTGATATTCTACCTGCTGTCCCGGAACAGGAACACCAGCAGCTGTTTTCTTTTTAGTAGAAGCAATCTTTTTCACCTGAATTTGAGAATATTCTTCTTTTTCTCCATCCTCAAATTGAACAACAAAGTTTCCACTCTCAGGACTTATATAAGTAATCACTGCAAGTTCTCCATGTCTTTCAGTTCCTAGTGAATCGACCTGAATTGTTTCTCCTTCGTAATATAATTCCTCAGCTGTTTTCTTTTTAGCAACAATTTCTCTAAATCTTGTAAAATCTTTTTCACGAAAATGCATTTCAGGAACAATAAAGTTTGGTTCAGGAGCTCCAAAAACTTTACCAGATGTAAAACTCTGAACGCCTTCTTTTGTAAAAGGAATTTCACTACCTTGTAAAGTCTTAAAAATCTTTGGAAGCATAACTTCTCCAGAAGGAGTAATACCTGCAACAGCAACCACCCTAAATCTAACATCATTATTATCTACTGACTCTATAGTATATTCTGCATATTTAACATTTTGAGGCCCACCTTCATAAATTGCTTCTCTCATTCCTCTTTGAAACTTTAATTGAGGATTAAACATACCAACAGAAACTGCAAACTTTCCTAATATATGTGCAACCCTTTCTAAAATTGCACGATCCACCCACTGACTAGGAACATAGCCAGGGACTATATTTTGATTTAAGTATAAATCAGCATTCCTATTTATTTTACTTATATTTGTAGCTACTTTAATTATACGATCTTTAATAAGAACAGAGCTACAAACAGGACAAGAAACAAAACTTTGGCCATTACGAACAGCTTCGATAAATTGTTTTCGTAATGAAGAAGCACCAAAAGATTTTTTACATCCTTGGCATGCATAAGATAAAACAACTTCTTTCATATTATCTTTAACATATTTTTTTGCTTCTTCTTTCTTTTGAGATTGTTTACTTGCAATCTTTTTTAATCTTTCAGCTTTAAACCACTTTCGGGTTCCTTTATTTCCTTTTTGTTCTTTAGGTATCAACATTTTAAAACCTCCAATATTTTATATTTATATTTTATTTTCTTTTTTAAAAAACCTCAGGAGACTCAAGATCTGATTCTTCTTCTTCCACTTCTTCTGTTTCCTCTTCTTCTGGTTCTATAGGTTGTTCTGAAGGAGAAACTTCAGCACCTTTTGGTTCTTCTTCTTCTTTTTTTTCTTCAGTTACTCCTTCTTGATCTCCAAAATTTATACTAAAATCTTTAGTTTCTGGATTTAAAGTAATTGTTATTTCTTCAAGTTCTTCCTCTTCAGGTTCTTCTTCTCCATCTAATAATTTTTTAGGCTCTCCAGGTAATTTTGGATGACCTGTTTCTTTTACGGTCCAATTCATAGGCTGAAGTTTACTTGAACTTCCTGCGCCTCCCCCACCTCTTAACGCTTCCATTCCATCAGCTGTTTTCTTCAAATTCTCTTTTTTCGCTCTACCATATAATTGTACTACTCGTTTTGCTATTCCAAAAAGATGTTGAAATTCTTTTTCATTTACTAAATATCCATTTTGATCTAACCATTCTCTTAAAGCTTGTTCAACATGTTTTATCTCATTACCAAGATACCCAAGAGTTTCAAGAAATTTTTCACTCTCTACTAATTCTCTTTCTACTCTAATTAAAGATATTTCAACTGCTGTTTTTATAGTTGCTTCTTTTATAATACTACTAATTTTTTCATTAATTGCTTCTAATGGAATTTCTTTCTCAATTCCTTCACCTTCTTCTTCCATCTTATATAAACGAGTATAATAATCAGGAAGTTCATTAAGATGGTCTAAAGCAATCTTTGCATAATTTGTAGCATTGCCTTCACCAACAACTCCAGAGTGTTCAATTTCAACATTCATTCCTTTTGTAAATTCATCTAAATTCACGAGCTTCCAATCAACACCTAAAGAATCTCCTATACGTTTTGCTTCATCAGCTGTAAATATGTTTATAAGATTATCGTGTTCTGCTGTTTTCTTAGAAGCTTCTTTCAATAAAACAATACTATATTCTTCTTCATTATACCATAGTTGCTCGTCTTCGTTCCCAGATCCTGTAATTTCAATAGTTTCGTGCATATCACCATCATTACCAAGGTATTCATCAACTTGAGCAATTGTTACACTTGGAGCAATAGTAGTATTCTCTTCTTTATCCATTATTTGAACTTTATCACCAACCTTAAATGAAATCTTCTTTATCGAAGCTTCTTTTTCAACTTCTTCTCCAAGTTCCTTTTCTATCTCTTCTTCTGTTTCCTCTTCAGGTTTTTCTAAAGATTCTTCAACAGGACTTGATGGAGTATTTAATTCTTTTAAATATTTTAAAGCTTTAGGATTGTCAAACCACATAATAACATTTTGAGATTTTTTATTTTTTGCAAATTTTAATAAATTTTTTCCTTTTAACCAAGTTTTAATTGCTTCACTATAATTACCAACACCTTCATTTTTATCTTTTTCAACTAAAAAATCATATAATTCTTTAGATGTTTCAGGTGTAAGATTAATACCAAATGCATCTAAAACTTGATCGTGTAAATCTTCAACATCACTATCAACAAATTGTGCTCTCTTTTTTAAAGAAGCTTTTTCATTTACTCTTTTAGTATAAACAACTTTTTCTAATTGATTTCTATTGTATGAAGCTTTGCACTTACACTGAATTTTTCCAACAGTCTTCAAACCTTGCAAAGAAATTTCTTTATTACAAACAGAACAAGAAGCAACTGCTCTTATGGTATTATCTTCAAACCATGAAGAAGGCATATCTTTAAAAATAACTTGAGAACGATCTGGAACAGCAGATCTAACTTCTCCTATCTTCCCATTATATTTTTCATAAAGATGACCAAAAGGAACATTTATTTGAACTACTGTTCCTGGAGTATAGGAAATTTTTTTGGAAGAAGTCTTTTCTATTTTTGTTCTTTCTTCAATAATTTCCTCTTTTTTCTGTATTGAAGCTTTTACTTGACGTATAATTTTATCATCTTCCCCTGTATAAACAACAACCCAGCGCTCATCTTTACCATTAGCATTTTTTATTGTTTCAATAACCCATATACTTCCAGCATCAGCATCTGTTTTCTTTTTATATATATCATAGCCTACTTTCTCAAAATCTTCTTCATTTCCTTTAAAAAGAATAGCACCTCGTTTTCGTAAAACATTAACTCTTTCATTATATTTTACTAAATTAAGAGCCTTATTAACAAAATTTGGAATTTCTTCCATTTTTCTTACCTGATTCAAATATGATTTATTTACCATAGTCAAATGCCTCCATTAATTTATTTTTAACTTCATCTATATTTCTTAAAATATCATCTTCCCAAAATCTTAAAACTACAAAACCTTTTTCCTTTGCTAACTGTTCATTTTTAACATCTCTTTCTTTTTGCCCTAATTGAATTTTATTAAAACTACTAAACTTTTTTGGATTTCCATGCCAATAGTCTCCGTCAACTTCTACAAGAAAAGGAGAATTTAGAATATGGAAATCAGCAACGTGATTACCAACACGATATTGTTTCTCATAAGGAATATGTAGAAATATTAAAATTTCTTCCATTTTAAGTTCAGGTTTAGTATCTTTAAAAGGACCTTTATAATCTTTAACATATTGTAGCATATATTTCTGCTGTTCTTTTCTTTTTTGTATTCCTTTTTCACTTTTATAAAACTCTTTAAGAGAATTTTTTAACTTTTTTCTTGTTTTATCTAAAACAAATATGTCCTTCAAGAGAATTACTGGTTAATTGTTTTGCTTTTTCAGACCTAAATTTGCCTGTATTAATTCTTCGTAATTTTTCCATTATCCATTTTGGACGTGGTATATCTTTTTTTGAATCACTTATTCTTTTAACACCTTTGTTTGTTTCTTTTGTCAATCCTTTATTCCATGCTTTTTGACCTATATGAGAATCCCTTTTATTTCTTAAACAATACCCATTTCTTTTAACAACATTACCAATAGTTGTTTGAGTACAATCCATTATTTTTGCTAATTTAATAGTACTTAATTTATCTTCAACATATTGTTTACAAATTTGCGTTTCTTGTTCTTTTGTAAACATTCTATTTGACACTTTTTTATCCTAATTAAAATTAATAAATTATTTTCCACCATTATTCTCGAGACATTCCGCACAAACTTTTTTTCCATCAGAATCAAAAAGAACACGAACTTTTTTGCCACATTTATCACATTTCGTCAATATTTGTGTTCCTTTGGCTTTCTTTTTTAACATAATTTCCTCCAAAACAATAAAATAATATCCAAAAACTAAGATAACCTTAATTATATATTCATATTATATTATAGGAAAAAAAGAGGAAAAATAGAAGAAAAGAGCTCTTTAGAGTGCTTTTTTAGAATTGTCTTCAGTATCTCTACTGTCACCCACAAGACCTAACAAATCGTCAGCAGACAATTGAAGATACAAACACAATTTCTTGAAAGTCTTCAGAGAAGGATATTTTTTTAAATCTTCATACTGCTTAATTCTATTTCGATGAATTTTTATTTCTTGAGCCATCTTTTTCTTTGTATTAAAAGGCTTAATCATTTGCTTCCTACGTTCTTTAAGTAGTTCATTATCAATGACTTTCCAACCATCGAATTTATCCTTTATTGTCATTCAATTACTCCTGTGTCTTCTTCGTAACCTTTTTTACTCAATTCAGTAGGATTTTCTTGACAAACTTCTTCAACCAAATTATCACGAAAACCTACAGGTTTTTTCATAGGACTAACTTTAATGTATTTTTTCAAAACATCAAGAGCAGCTTCAAAATATTGTTGCTTTAAAATAACTTTATTGTTCTCTAAAGAATTACCATCAATAGCAAAACCTGCAGCAGTTATTATAAGTTCTTTTAAGAGGGCTGGAGTAAAACCTTCTGATCCTTCTATAATCTTCTTCCAATTTATTTCACTATCAACTTTTAAATCTTTACAAAAACGAAAAAGCATTTTTTGTCTTTCTTCTCTATTAGGTAATTCCATTTTTATTATTCTATCAAATCTTCCAGGTCTTTCTTTTATTGCTTCATCTAAAAGCTCAGGATGGTTTGTTGTCATTATTATCAATACACCTTCGTTCTCAATAAGGCCATCAACTTTATTAAGAAACTCTCCTAAAATCGATGAATTGTTTCCTTGGTTTCTACCCATACCATAAAAATCAGCATCTTCCATAAATAATATTGAAGGAGCAGTTTCTATAGCTAATTCAAATAACATTTCAATAGTTCTATAAGGATCATTACTAACAATATACTTCGGAGTAACCCAAATAAAAGTTGCACCTTCAATTGTACAAACTAAAACTTTTCCTAAAAGAGTTTTACCTACACCTGGAGGACCTGTTATTAAAATACCCCTCTTTGTAGGTAATCCATTCTCTTTATATATTTTAAAGTTTGCTAAATACTTTTCAATATTTCGAGTTATTTCATCTCTCAGTTCAGATGATAAAATTATATCATCCCAAGTATGAGATTTTACTTTTAAAAACTTTCCGTAAGGAGTAATTTTTTTATTTTTCAAAAAACTATGTTCACAAATATATATATTAAAATCTTTAACAATTTGAACCACTTCTTCTTTATTTTCTTCAGTAGAATAAACTTTTAAAAATCCTACAAAATCACTTTCTCCAAAATCTACAGAAACAATAAACTTTTTATTATCTTTAACTAAAAAATAAACCCCTTCAGTAACAACTTCCACAAAATTGTCAAGACTTATTTCAACTAATTGCCTAGAAACATTTCTAATCCCTTCATATCCACACCAAACTAATTTTTCTACTTTAAAACCTTTTTGTTCTAACACTTTAGGTAAAAAATAACAAACAAGAGGTAACTTAAATATAGGATACGTTTGTTTAACATTATAAAGAGAACCTACAGAAACTCCAAAATAATCACTTAGTATTCTTTCTTTAATATTAGGAGGATCATTCACGTCTCGTATTATTTCATATAATTCACCTAAAGTAGCATCTAAAAACTTTTTCTCTTCATCCATTTTTAGGCCTCACTTATGTTATTAAAACTTTTCCAAATTATTGACCCCACAACAAGCAATGGCGCTTCCGTCAATATTGTACTTACATAAACTGGTATTTTTGCAATATATGTTATAGGTATCTTACCTTTATAAATTTGATTGAACATATCAAATGGAAAAGATACTTTTGATAATATAATAGTATCAAAAATATCTTTACTTATAAAAATTGCAATAGGCTTTCTATTTTGTTTCAATAAAATAATTCTTTGTTTAGCCATAGCACTAAGTAAAATATCATCATTTAAAATAATGTCTCTTACTTTATCAAAAAACTTTTGTAACATTACTTCACGTAATGTATCTTGTACATTACAAAATTCTTGCAATCTTTTCTTCACTAAACGATCAAACAAATCACTTAGGATTGGAATCTTTACTCTCATTTTCTTTTAGCTCCTTTAAACGTTGATCTATTAACGATAAAATCTCTTCCGCAAATTTTGTATCACGGAATAGTAAATCAATTAATTTTATAAATTTAATGAGTAGGTCTTCATCACAAACAGTTATAATTGTTTTTGTATCTCCTACTAAACGTTCAAAATGAATCCAAGGAACTTTGTTTTCTCCTGCAAGTTTTTTAGTTTCATATACTCTAGTAAAAACAGAATTTTTTCTGCGTGTTTTTCCTTCAACTAAAGCATGTTTATATAAAACGTCACCTAAGCGTTTTTTACCAGAATCATCCCTATTGTTGCGACCAGACAATGGATTTCTACGAACTCCAAACCATTCCCCAATTTGAGCTTCAAAATTTTTAAAAATTGTGTTACGCTTACTCAATTGTACTCACTCCTTTTTCATTCAATTTTACATTAAAAGTCTTCATGGCATACTCGGACAGTAATTCGTTATGAGTTATTAGTATAATTTGTCTCTTAAAAGTTTTTGTTACCTCTACTAAAAATTTACCAAAATTAGAAATATATTGAGATGAAATCATTTTACCTGGCTCATCCAAAAATAAAGGGCCAGGGATTCCAAGTAATTCTAACACAACTAATCTCAAAATCAAAGATACAATATCTACTACACCTCCACCATACGTTTCTGTAATTTGACCTTTAATTTTCTTCTCTTGATCTGTCCATTCTAAATAAAAATCTGCTTCTATTTGATTTCTACGAGAAACAAATTCAACTTTAAATTCAATATTAGGATCTTCAAATACAGATTGCAAACCATGAGTAACTAAAATTTCTATTTCATCTTTTATTTTTTTTCGTGCAACGACGCTTGCTTTTTCAAATAAAAGAAGCACATTTTTATAAATTTCTATTTTCTCTTTATCCTCTTTAAGTTTATTAGTAATATTTTCAAAGAGCTTCTGTTTCTCTTCATACCGCCCTTTGATCCGTTCTAATTTTAAAACTTCTTGATTATAAGAACTTTTTAATTGCTCAAATTTATTTTTCATTTATTATACCTAAAGATATTTGAAGTTTTTGTTCAATTTCTAACAACTCAGATTCTATTGTCTTTTTAAGTTTTTCAATTTCATCTGGAAGGTTTTCTGGAGTATACCCTAATGTAGTAATATCTGATCTTAAATCATCTCGTTTTTGTCTTAAATTTCTTAATTGCTCTTCCTTACGAATTTTCTCAGATTTTAATCTCTCAAGGTCTTTTTTAAGACTTTTTAATTTCTCTTCACTATTCATTTTTTCTCCTTAATTTAATTTTTCTTAACATATTTAAAAAAGCCTTTTAAATATTTTCTACAACCAGGACCAACCATCATTGGATGTTGCCATTTATCTTTTGGATTAGCTCTTACTTGTATTTCTTTTAAATCTTCAAATTCTTGTAAACAATATTCACAAAATCTTGATTTTTTCATTTTATACTTTCTCCTTACCTATCAATTTTAAAAAATTATCTTTACCATGTTTTAAAACAAAACTATCTGGGTCCTCTCCTTCAGGTAATTCTACACTCTTTACTTTCACATCCACCTGTTGTAAAAGTTTTATAGCTTTTTCAGTTGCTTTTTGACCCGCAGTATCTGGATCAAAAGCAATAACTACTTCATCTACATAACGACATATCAATCTTGCTTGATCCGAAGTAAATGAAGACCCTCCTAATCCTGAAACATTAGTGATTCCATTTTGAACTAAACTTATAACATCAAATTGTCCTTCAACTAAAATAATATAATCTAATTTGTCTATTTCAGATTGTGCTTGGAATAATCCATATAACATTCTACCTTTTTGAAAAATTGGAGATTCTTTTGAATTTCTATATTTTGGTTCATCTTCATTAGACAAAGCTCTACCTACAAAACCACAAGGATTATCATAAATATCAAAAAAAGGAAAAATCAAACGGTCACTTAAAGACCATTCATAACGTGAATCTTCTGGAGCATAACCTAACTTAAAGAGCTCAATCATATCTTTATTAATACTTCTTTTCTGAAGATATTCAAGAGCTTTAGAAGACTTTAATAATTGCTGTTGAAAATACTCCATAGCAATCTTATTAGTTTCAATTAAATGTTCTAATACTTTATTCATTAACCATTGCCTCATCAATTATATTAATTGCCTCTTTAACTATTTCCTCATCAACACTTTCCTCTTTAGCTATCTTTAATACTAAACTTTTAACATCTTGTCTTTCTAAATTTCCTGTTCTTTCGGAAAGTGTTTTCATAAATTCTAAAATTCTTCCTGACATTTCAGAACCTAACTTAGTAGCATTCTTAAATACTTTCTCGGAAGGTTCAGCACATTTTAACGGAACAATTTCATAATCAATATCTTTCTCTATATCTAAAATAACAACAGATGGTAACCATTTTCTTTCTATATTTTCTACTCTTCCTAATGACCCTGGATTTATAAACAATGTATTGTTTATCTTTTGAGGTTCCCATCCAGGATGAAAATGAGCTGAAAGGAAAATATCTGCCTCAGTTTTTATATCCTTTATTAAAGTATATTCATCAAAAAAAAGTTTATCAACTACCATTCCATGTGCTACTTCTATTAAAACATCACTTGGATTGTCTTTCTTTACAAAATAGTTTTTAGGATTTGAATCAAGGTTATAAGAATGATGCGCTCCTTTTACAACTACATTTCTTCCTAAACTTTCTCCTACAATAGTTCCTTTCTCTTTATTTAATATACAAGTTACACCAGAAGTTTCTAAAACACCTAATGCAGTTCTATACAAAGTATCATAGTTATAGCCGATAATTTCGTGAGATCCAAGGACTGAAAAAATTGAGGCATTCCAACTTTTGAATATTCCCATAATTTCATTAACTAAAGACAGCGAAGGACAAGGTGAATGGAAAAGGTCACCCCCATTCAAAACGGCAGCTATTTTATTATTTCTAATTAACTGTCCAATTTCTTGTAGTTTATTTTGTAAAGTTTTAGGATAATCATCTATACGACTGCAAGGATTATTTCCTCTATAATGGAGATCTGTAAAAAACAATATCTTCATACTTCCTCATATTCTAATTGAATATTTCCAAACGAATCCACATTTGTATTTAAGTCTTTACGACTTGCTAAAAAATCAGCCAAATAAACTATAAATTCCAATTTTGTATATTTTTCTAAAGGTTTTTTTACAGATTCAGGAGACCAAGGGCCCATATGATATCTAATCAAAGTAAAAATTTCTTGTTGCCACGGTTCTAATTTATCACCTGCATATCCTTTATAATATTTTTCAACTAATATAGGATGGTTTACATAATCCTCATAACTACCTTTTCCTTTTCCACCTTTACACCCATCGTGTAAAATACAAGCTGCAATAACATTGTCTCGTGTTTCATCATTAATTTCATTTCCAAAAGCACTTATAAATTTCAAAGCAAACCACACTACTCTTTTCGTATGAATAAGCAATCCTGAAGTTGAAAGAGCACAAGCTGGATGATACTTTCCAGTGCTTGATGCAGGTTGCGTCCAGAAATATTCTGGAAAAATATCTAATGTTTCTTTAACCCATTTACGAGTTTCGTTGTTTTTAATTAATGCTAAAGTCTTTTCAAATACTTGTTTTTTACTTTTTTCCGATAATACTTTCATTTTACTTTCTCCCAAATTAAACAAACACGAAACCTATGATTTGTACTACGTATAATACCAATGGTACCTACTAAACGTAATTCTTCTTTTCTATACATAGGATATGCTTGGTCAAGCCAAACTAAAAAACCTCCAGGTTTCAATATTTTATAACATTCTTTAACAACTTTATTACGTTTAATTAAAGGAGTTCCATAATGTAAAGCATCTTCTTCAGAATAAGGAGGATCTGCAACAATTAAATCAATAGAATTAGATTCAAAATATTTAGATAATTCATGAGCATCTCCTACAATATCAGGATTCAAATCTTGATTTATATCAAATCGAATCCCTTTTACATCTTCAGAAAGACTTCCACTAAATAAATGAACAATTTTTTCACAATCAGGAAACATACACATAACTCTTTTTAAAAAAGTAGGTGGATATTCTCCATAAAATTTATTTTTAGATTGATAATTATTACCTATCATCCATACTCCATAAAGCCATCTGCCGGATACTACCAAAGGAGGATATTTAGGAAAACACTCGCTATACAATTTTGTTCTATCAAATAAATTCATTTTACTCCTTATATTATGCTACATCCACAATTTTCGCAACTATATTCATCTCCAGCTTCTATCCTTCTAAAGGCATCTCTTCACAATCTTCATCCTCATAACCTGCTTGTTCTGCACACTCAAAACTACAAAAATAATGTTCAAAATCTGCTTCGCCAGCATCAACTGCATCGTAATCTGTTGCTCTAATTAACATTTTCTATTCCTCCTTCAATAATTTTTTTCCTCTCTTCATTTGACATTAAAACAAAATCTTTTAAACTATATTTGGGTTTATCTTGAATTCCTGCTTTCTCTCTTTCTTTAAATTTTTGATAAGCTCTCTCTTCAGATGTTTCTTTCACTTTATCAAGAATTTCCCATTGCAGAATTCCTATGTCTGATCTACAATGTCTACATCGGGTATTTCCGAAGCGCCCTTTTGGAAGATTCTGTCTAACATCGTTATAGTTTCCACACTCATCACACTCAATTCTTAACCAATAATATATGTGATTTTTACCTTTCAATTTTACTCCTCCTTTTTTCTTATCTTTAATCCCACCATAATTCAAAATAAATATGATGTTCCTTTATTGAAGTCCCTGAGTTTAACTCTACTTTATCTGCACCATAATCTGATACCCTCATTCCAAGTCGGATCATTCCTATTGCATTAAATCTTGAAACATCAAATCCTAAAACAACTCTATCATTATGAACAGGATTCCCTCCCGACTTAACATAAAACAACCCATATTCAGAACACAATTCGTCCAAATCATTTTTTAATGAATTATAACAAAACACGCGATCATCTCCACCAGTCAACTTTTCTAACTCCTTCATTAACTCTTCTTTTTCTTCATAAGAAAGTTCTCGATAAGACATTTCTTATTCCTCCACTATTTTATTTATAACACTTTCGGATATTGGTTGTTCACAAATAGGACATATTTTTAAATTTTCTAAAAATAATTTTAATTCATTAGCTTTTGTTTTAACGCTTTTATCTAATTTCTCAATATCAGTTTCACATTTTGTTATCTCGTTAAAAACCTCTAATTGGTTTTCTAAATCAAAAGCTTTTTCTAAAAGTTTTAAATTAATCTCAATAGGTTCAAAACTAATTTCTTGGTCAACTAAAGTTTTTAAACGTTTTACTTCCTCTTGCAATATTTTTTCTTCAGCATTAACATTATTAAAACTAACACTCAAATTATTTATTTTCTGAAACAAAACAAAAGCTTTCTCAACATTTTCAAGAGAAATAGTATCAACTATTTTTAATTTTTCATAGTCCTCTTTTGTTTTCTTACCTTGCTTTACTACCTCTTTTAAATCAAGTTCTAAAGCTTGCAATTTTTCTAACAACAAAATATTTTTATCAACTTTCTCTAATCTTTGTTTTAGATCTTGTAATTCTTCTTCACACTTTTGAATATCAATAAATTCAGATATTTCTTTTTCTAAATTTTCAGCTACTTCAGTATTACCCTTAATTTCTGTAGACAATTGTCTTATATGCTTATTTACTTGAATAATAGCACGATCTAAAATATCTACTCCAGAAAGCATTCCTAATACTTTAGCTTTTAAAGATGGAGGAGAATTCAATAAAAAGGGACCATCAAGTTGGTCTGCAAAGTTCAAGTCTAATCGAATAGTTTCAAAATCAATTTCAGGTATTTTAAATACTTGAGTAATTTCAACAGGTATTTCTCTACCAAATTTTCCAAAAGTTGAATTGTTTAAAATATATTCATTTGTCTTAGTTTCTCCTTTTGAAACAATTACTCTGCGTCCAATTTCATTATCATCATCTGTTACAACACTAATAACACATTCATTTTCATCTACATTTACAAAATTATTCCCGTCAGGAGTGTTTCTTATTATCTTCTTTAAAGCCCTTAGAATAGATGACTTTCCTGTGTTTGTAGGACCTACAATAATATTTAGTCCCCCCACGAATTCCAAAACTGTATTTTTATGAGATTGAAAATTTTTAATTTTTAATTTTTTTATTTGCATTTTTGTTTTTCTTTTTCGGTAGTTCTATATTTACAAATGAATACATCTTACCATCTACAACGTGCATACTTAATGTAATAGTATAATTTCTATAACCATTATTATACAAAAGATCATGCAACCGTTTCATTTCACCATTTAAAAGAAGATCACATTGAATATACATTTCATGACCACATGAACTACAAGTATTAAAACCATTATCGCGTAATAATTTAACTATCGATCTAATTGGTTTTTCTATATATTCATCATACCAATTCATTATTTTTATTCTCCTAACCAAGCTTCTGTATTAAACGTTCAATTTTACTTTCTTCTTGAAATAATTTCTTTTTAATTTTTTCAAGCTCTTTAATTTTATTCTTCTTTTCCTTAATAGTATTCTCTAATTTTTGAGTCATCTTCAACATCTCAGATATCAAAATTTCTCTTTCTTTTTCTAACCTTCTCACGTTAGCTTCTAAATTCTCTAATTTACTTGGAAACAATGACATTCTATTTTCCTCCTTTAATTTTTTTCTTCGGTGGTTTGCAAAACCACGGCATTGCTCTATCATAAGTAAAAAATGGAACTATTGCTCCAACAGGATATTTTTTAGCATATCTTTTACAAACTTCATAATAATCAGATAAAGGTATTCCAAGCCATTTACCTTCGTTCCACAGTTCATTCAATTTTGTACCTTTCGCAGGGCGACAATACATTGCATGCACTTGAATAACATTTGGTAAAGATAAAGAAAGTTTAATAGACTCTTCAAATTCTTTTTTCGCAGTTTCATTATCAGAAACATAAGGCTTTGCTAATATATAAATAACATATTTAAAATTATCATTTTTACTTACTACTTCTTTAACCTTTTCAAAATTGAATCCTTTATTAATTTCTTTGCTCCTATTTGGAAATACCGTCTCTAATCCTATACAAACTTCCATTTCAATTTCTGGTTTTTCATCCGGAATAAATTCTGGACGTGATTCTACTCTTAGTTTCTCTACTCCATTTTGTTTTAAATACTTAACAATATCTTTCCAAGAAACTTGTAATTGTTCAAAATCAAAAAATGATCCAGAGTTAAAAATTTTAAACCAAGGAGGAAAACCTCCATATTTTATTTTATAATCATCTAATTGTTCCCAAACATTTAATGCTGTAGTAGTTAAATCAGTACCTTTTTCAAAACCACAAAAACAACATTTTCGCCAACTGCAAGGTCTTACAGTTAAACAAATTGTTTGTATATCTGTCCAAACTGGCTTTATATATTTAGACACCTTTTGAACTTTCAACACTTCAACTTTATCTGTTTCATGCCCTGCTTTTTTCAATCCTTCCATGAGTACTTCTGTTACGTGAATTTCATCTATTGCTTCTAATCTAATCCACGCAAGATTCCCTTTATAATTAATATTCACAGCAAACATAGACATAACCATATTTCCTCCTTATTAACTCAATGAATATAAAACTGATATATTTCATCTTCCTCTATATTATACACAAACTTTATATTATATCTTTTGTTTTTTCAGCTTCAGTTAATATATCTATATCACACAATTTAATAATTTCAAGAAAAGGTACATATCTATGAAAATTTCTAAACACTTCATATTTATTAATTGAAAAATATTGTTTGCATCGTAAATACACTTGCCACAAATCTGGATAACTATTTGTATAAGATAAAACAAAAGGATCATTCCAAAATTCTTCTGGAACAACTCCTATTGTAGTTATTACTACTTTATGATAATCTTCTAAAGGATATGGAAAAATATTATTCACTACACTTCCATAAATTTCTTGATGTGTTTTAGAAACATTATAAGGTCTCTTAGCAGAACAAGGTAATAACAAGCACTTCTTTTTATCAGTTTTAAAATTGCACATTTTATCTAACAATTCACGAACATAAGACCTATTATAAGAATGGAAACTTGACATTACAGTTTTATTTGTTAATTTATCTTTAGTAATACCGCTTAAATCCGCTTGCATTAAAATATCAGAACATATAGGTGTAAATGACGCAAACATTTCTATTAAATCTCTTAGACAATTATTTTCTTGTGCTCGTTTTATCCATTCCAAAATCTCTTCAATAGAATAAATTGTCCACAATCCATAATCAATGTCTTTCCTGATAGTTTCTCTTTCAACATCATGGCCAAAATAAATTAAAAATGGCACTTGACTTAATGGTGCATTTTTTATTAACCATCTTTCTTTACGCCCGCGCGAAGCAAAAGAGCGTAAAGCAGTTCCATTATAGGTAAATGGATACTTTTTAAAATCTACTATATTCATTAGATTCCTTTAAATTATAAAGGGAGATGTAGGAGTAGGACGATATATTAATTATTTCAATATTAATTATTTCAATTACTTTTTTATTAATTCTTTCATCAATTTTTCCAAACATCTCCCTCTCAAATAAAAACCTTAAAGTTAAAAGTCAATATCATCATCCACAGCCTTAGGCTTTACTTTCGGCTTCTCTTCTTTCTTTTCCTCTTTCTTTGGTTCTGCAGTTTGTGTAGCTTTCTTTAAAGCAGATAACTCTTCTGCCTTTAAAGCTCTGCACTTTACAACGTTACAATAAGTCTGTGTTTTTCCTTCTTTCTCTTCAACCAAAATACGACATACCTTTCCAACAAGAGAATCAAAAGTAAACGTAGCACCTATTTCTAATTCAAAAGAAGAATCTAAAGCCTTAATCCAAGTTGACGTCTTATTATCTGGAGTCACCTTTTTACTGGTAATACCAGTAACTTTCTTACCTTCATTATCAGGATCATTTAAGACTTCAAAAGTAAATTGCACAAGAGGACTAAATTGTCCTTCTTTCTCATTTACATCAAATAACTTCGCAGTAAAAGATCCTTCGGTTTCCAAATAATCATTCTTCTCAACTTCCCCTTTAATCACCACTATTGTTCACCTCCTTAATTTTTTAATTTTATAGTTTAAAAATTATCATCATATTTTTTGCCAATTACTTTTCGTTGAATTTCTCCTATCTCTATTTGTGTTTGTATTACTGTTAATTGTCTTGATATGTTTTTATCTGTTTTTTCAAATCCTTTCAACTTTTCACGGCAAATTTCAGTATGCGCTTTCGCATCATTTAATGCTTTTTCAGCAAAAAACTTTAACTTTCCAATATCTTCAATTTTTTCTTCTGCAGCTGCTTGTCTTAAATTTTGATTTGAAAGAGCAGCTACATCTTCAGATCTGAGTTGAATTCTTAGATATTTCTCATAAAACATTTTTGTATCATTAAATAAAGAATTAAACTTATTTTCATTTGCAATTGCATTCATTACAATAGTAACAATACGCTCCATATAACTATTAATTGCAGCTATTTTCGCATTCAATTTATCTAAACCAACAGAACTAGGGTCTGGGTCTAATGCAATAATATAATTATCTAATTCTTTTTCTATTTCAGAATAATCTAAAGGTTCTGTATTCTCAAATTTCTCTTGTAATGTTTCTAATTTTGCAAACCAAGGAATATTTTCAACCTTACTTTGAATTGCCATCTGTTTTCTCCAATATTTTTTTCAAAGATAAATCTAATTCTTTATCTTTTTCTCTGGTCATTTTTATATCTATATTAACAAGAGCCTTCACAGCTTGAAACATTTGATTATTAATTTCTTTTAACTTTTCTTTATCTTCCAGTTTATCTAAATCTAATTCAATTTCTGCTTCTAAAATTGTAGGAAGAAAATCCCAAAAACTATAACTTAAAGAACTCGCAATTTTTCTTCCATATCCTTTTGTTATTTTAATAATTTTTAAAGCCATCTTAAAAATCCTCCTCTTTATTTTCTTGAATATCACTATTTCTCTTTTCCCAAATCTTAGTATAAACTAAATCATATGTTACAGGATCTTTTAACAAAGACATAAATCCATCTTTACCATTTGCAGTAACTCTGTCATCATCAATAAGAGTATATTTAGGTCCTGACTTACGAATTACATTCCTACGTAATCCTTCTTCTAAAAGTAAAAGTTCAAAATTAACACCTTTTTCATAAAGAACAGGAAATTCACCTCTTCTTCTTGGAGGAGCTAACTTATTTTTTACAACACAAACATCAATACTATGGCCCAAAAGAATGTCTCCTTTTTTAACATCTGACTTCATTACTTTCTTTACTTTATATCTTTGAGAAGCATAAAACTTTAAAGCTCTACCTCCAGGAGTCTTTTCAGGGTCGCCCCACATAACTCCAACTGCATCTCTTACTTGATTAACAAAAACTAAACAAGTTTCTGTTTTATTCAATTCAGGTGCAATTTTTCGTAACCCTTTACCCATTATACGTGCAAGAAGTGCCATTTGTTGATCTTCCATAGCACCTTCTATTTCTGCTTGAGGTACTAATCCAACAACAGAATCAATAACTACATATGCAAATATATTACTTTGAACAAATTCTAAAGCCATATCAAAAGCTTCTTCAGCACTTACTTGACCTACTGCTTCGATCATATTTGTATCTATTCCATAAATTTCCATCCACTCTTTTGGAGTGCCATACTCTAAATCAAAATAGACAGAAGGTTTATTATACTTCTTTTGTGCATTGCCCATTGCTTGAAGTGTTAACAAACTTTTACCACTGCTTTCTGGACCAAAAATTTCTATCATATTACCTTGAGGAAAACCTCCTATACCTGAAGCAATATCAACAGTAATAATACCAGTTGAATAAGCATTCTTAGAAACTTTATCTAAATTTATTATTTTGTCTTTATATTTATTCTCCATGTATTTCTTAAACACTTTTGGATCTTTTGGAACTTCACCTTTACTACTTTTAGTCATTCTTTATCTCCTTTCTTTATCTCTAAATCGAAAGATGTTTCATACATAGAGAAATTCACAATAGTGTAACCAACTATTTCTCCAGTATCCATATCCCTTCTTTGCACTGCTCCAGATTTATGATCATAACCAATAGCTGATTTGGGTTTATCGAAAGCAATATAAAGAACATCTGAATCCTTATCATAGTCTAAGTGTAATATCTTCATCTTTTACTCCTTTTCTTCTTTCCACCTTTTTGCAAAATTTTTAATTGTATCTAATCCATAAAATCTCATGGATTTGTAAATTAACAATGGTGTTCGTTCTTCGGCAATTGGCCCGCAAAGCACACAGTTAACTCCGGACTTAAATAATTCTAAAACTGCTTCTTTATCTTCTTCACTTGTATTAAAGAATATCCTTGGAACATCTTCTTCCTTCTTCCTCTTAAATAAAATCTTAGGAAATTTCATTTTTGAAATACCTCCAGGCATTGTTCTATTATCAACATCTAAATCTACTACAATACCTCCGCATACTGAACACCATCTAACAACAGTTGAACAACCTACACCATTTTCTAATGTTTCATAAATTATTTCTAACTCATGATCTTTTCCATCAATACATGGCATACTTTTTCTCCTTCTTTAACTTTCACTATTATATTTTTCCATCGTCTCTATATTCTTTAATACAAGTTTTTCAACACTTTCCGAAACAGTTTTAATACCAAAATAATCATCAGGCCTTTTCGGAGCTTCAAAATATAAATCGTGTGTTTCTTTAATATCAATATCATTCAAAGCACATATAAACGCTTTTGAAGAATCAGCACTTCTAATAAATTCAAAACGTTTCAAATACTTAATCTCAATAGGATGTCCTCCTATACCAAGACAATGAAATTGTTTATTATATTTTGAGAAATTAAAATGTTTATTCAAATAACTTATAACTGCAATCCTTAATAAACTTTTAGGAATACCCCACGCTCGAAATGCTTCATTTATAGCACCATATGAAAAACCTATAGTATCTACTTCATTCATTTGTAATAACTCTAAAAAACATTTTTCATACTCATCAATAGTTTTTCCTTGAGGAACTGCCATTAAACTTAATGACTGAATAATTGATGATGTGTTATTTGATAATTCATTCAGAGCTTCTTTCACACGTTGAATAGTTATTGCACCATCAAGATAACAATCTGGTAAAACTAATTCTTTAGCCCAAACCAATTCAGTTGCTTTAATAACATCATCTAAAGGAAAAGCATTACCATATTCAAAAGCACCATTATCCATTATAATAAAATCATTTCTGAAACTTTTTTCTCGATACACCTCTTCATACTGCTTGTTTTTCAAAACTTCAGGTGCAATTAAAAGATGTATAGTAGAATTTTGAGTACACATTCTTACATAATTTACAGGAACAATATGACAAATCTTCATTTTAAAACTCCTTGCAAATAATATCTTCAATATGTTTAACTCTTTCTTCAACAGAGCCTCTTATTATAAAGTAATTAGGATACAATGAATAAAAAGTCTCTAATAATTTTTGTATCTCACTATCAATAGTTTTTTGATACTCAATATCTTCAGCTCTAACACCATCCCTAACTAATGGAAATTCTATTGGAAGGTAAAAAACAAAATCTGCAAAATGTTGTGCTTCTAATTGACACAATGCAAATAATAATCTCAATACATAATCAGGTAATTTATTATTTACTGCATAAGCAGTTTGCCGTATTATAGAACTTACAGAAATAAAATCTTGTTTTGTATTTGTATTTAATTGATTCAAATACCTTCTAATTGTTGTTAACTGACTTTCTATGTCATTAGTTTTATTTATTTGAAATCCTTCTTGCTGTGCATTACGATGAATACCATCAATAAGGTGTAAAGAAGGATGTCTCTTTTGAATTTCCTTTGCTAAAACTGATTTACCTGTTCCTTGAGCACCTACTAATAAAATTTTCATATTTTTTCCTTCTTAAACAATTCCTATAATATTTGGAAATAATATCATTAACTCTCTTAAAAAAGAGTCTTGAGAATCAGAAATATGAATAGCATTAGCTGGTAATTTTGAACCAAATAATTGTCTAATTGTTCCTTCTTCTGCTTTTTCTGGATCAGTATCACCCGCAAGTCTTCTTAAATTAGAAATGAATTGAGAATATGAAATACCCGAAGTATCTTCAACAACTAAAACTAAAACAGGATCAGAACTCATATATCTAACATTACGTTCAAAAAAATCTTTTCCTTTATGTTCTTGATAAAACTCACAAGCCCTTTCATAACTTAATAGCATTGTTTGTGCAATTGTAATACGACTTTTTCCTAACCATTCTATTATTGCAATTATTCTTCCAACATTACCTTCTTTAACTGCATCTGGTTTAATAATACATAAACATAAACATTTAGACATTTTTATTTCTCCTCACGATGATATCTCATCTAATTTTGAACCTTCCACCCAAAGGTTTCCTTCTCTATCCTTATAAGCAATTATATGTTCAATAAAAACACTATGAGCAACGTAAACAAAAAGATTAACTTCACCTAACTTTTTCAATTCACTTTCTGGAATCTCTTTTGTTTCATTTGTAGGAAAATATAAATCCTTGCCACCTAAATCTAATATATTTAATCCAGTTTCTTCATAAAATTGATCCACATTATCCCATCCACCTTCTTGAGCATATAATTCTGCTCCTCCTCCCATTTCTGATAATATTTTAACCATTTCCATTTTTATTCCTCTTTTCTTATAGATCTCTGTGATGTCCAGGTTGAGGATTCCCAAAAAATAATTTACAACAGAACTGATATAAACAACACTTGATCATCATCTCCTTATTCAAATTTTAAAATTTACTCGGGAAAATTGATATTGGAAAAGTAAGTATCATATAAACTATGCATAACATAAATATTCCCATAATTGGTAAAAATATTCTACCGAACCAATCATTTTCTATTTCATATTCCTTCGGTGGAAATGGTGGGAAATCATCGTCACCAATTAATCCAGCAACTACAGCAGCTGCAGTAAACTCAGTCCCGCTATAGATACTATATAGAAGTTGAAACGCTTTTGGTATAAATGCTGATGAAATCAGAAGAACTCCGAATGCACTTACTAGTAAAAATATAAATATCAATGATACTCCCATAGCTATTTCTAAAATATGCCAAATCATTTCATAACCTCCTTTACTTATTTATCCACTATTTTAAATACACCTTTTTCAATCTTCTGAATTCTATACTTTTTCTTTAACTGCTGAATAATTCCATAAATAGTGCGATACTCCATTTTTAATATTTTCACCATTTCTTTCACTGGAGTTCCTTTTTTAAGTTCTTCAAGAATTTGTTGATTCTCAAATTTACCAGTTTTATTCCTATTTTCTTTTTTAGAACCTTCTTCCACTTCTTCAGTTTCCGGTACTTTTTTTAATTGCAGAATATACTTTTCAGAAACTTCATCATCATGTGAAATCTTAGCACCAGTTAATATAGAATTAACATTCTTAACTGAAGGTAATGTTTGAAGGTCAGTAGCCTCCAAAGGATAATCTGGATCTAAAAATAATTCAGTTCCCCAAGAAGTATATACAACAACCTTTTTAAGAATACCCTCAGAATCATTTTCACGCCTTAAAATTTGAACCGGATAAAAACCCCAAAGACATTCTTTCTTGTTATTATCAAGTTGTTTACCACCTCTTGTTAAATAAATAGATCCTAATTGTGCGTCTTTTGCTGCAATTTTTTCTGCCATAACTATACCTCCTCTTACAATATATTATACACAAATTCAAAGGTATAGTTGCATATTATTTTATACAATCTATATCTTTTCAATTTTCATTCAAAAAATGTTTTGTAAGCATTGATAATATTCTACCACCAATCGCTTGCAGTTGTAAAGAACTTCTCCATTCATATTTTTTACTACAATCAGTCACTCTATTATAAGCATCATAAACATTAACATCAGTAGCTTCCGGTTCTTTTTGACCTTCTGCAAACAATTGTCTATTATAAGATCTCTTAAAATCAACTAAATGAAGAATTGTTTTTCGTCCTTCTTCATCTTTTCCTATAACAGAATCGGCTTGTTCTTTACCCGCAATTCGATTAACAGCTTTCCAAACACTCTCAACTTGAAAATCAGTCAAAGAAGTTTCTGGTATTTTACTATAAACAGTACTTAGTCTTTCAACGTTCACTTTTAAATTTTGAACATTCTGCATGAAATATTGAAAATCTTTATTCAAAGAAATATTCTTATTCGAATCCCTTCTTACACATCCCCAATCGCTTGTCATCGTAGCACCATTCTGGCAAGTAAGTCTGTAAAGATAAAGACGTGCCATCGCATCTCTATCTCCAGTATCTGAATTTAAAATACGAAAACCTATTTTTGTAATATCTCCAACTTTCGGTTCTAAAGGTTTTATTGCTGAATTTATTACATTAAGGTCAAAACCACGAGGCCCTATTCTCATTGATTCCCATTCAATGGTAGTCATATTCTTAAAAAGTTTGTCAATTTCTGTCAAAAATTCTTTATTAGGAAAAGGTCTATATTTTGACTTAACAATATTTACAATTTCATTTTCTTTTCCTATAAGAAGAATTATACCTTCATCTTTTTTCTCTCGAAGTAACCGAGTAATATTCTTCTGTAACAAATCGATCGGAATCTTTCTTGCAAATGGATCTGGAATTTGTAAAAACCTACAAAGAGATTGTAAACTCCATTGCGTCATCTTTCTAATGTTAGTATCTACAATTAAATTAGCAATACCATCTAAAGAAACCTGAATGTCAGCAAAAGACACCTTCTGAGAAGTGGTATCAAATGGCTCAATTGATTGCAGTGCATTTTCCATATTTAACACATTTACACATTCTTTTTCTGGTGCAAAATCTAATTCTTCATACATACAAAATCCTCCTTTTACTTTTAAATACACAAATTTTTTCCAAAACCAAACAATTATATTAATTATTTTACTTTAACTTTCATTAACTCTTTAACAATTATATTTTTATTATTCAAAATATCACTTTCCCAAAACCTCAATACTATAAATCCATTTTCTTTTGCTAATTGCTCATTTTTAATATCTCTTTCTTTTTGTTTTAATTGTATTTCATTTAATTTACTATAAATTTTCGGATTACCATGCCAGTAATCTCCATCTACTTCTACTAAAACGTTAGTGTTCAAAAAATGAAAATCTGCTAAATGGCTACCTACACAGTATTGTTTTTCATAAGGAATGTTCAAAAATATTAGTATCTCTTCCATTTTAAGTTCAGGTTTAGTATCTTTGTAAGGACCTTTATAATTTTGAAATTGAAATAATGTTTTTTCGCGTATTTTATTTTTTGTTCTTTCAGAAAGTTTTCTTCCTTTAAGTTTTTCACTTCCCTTTTTTATTCTTTCATCTGTTTCCTTTGTTAATCCTTTATTCCAAGCTTTACGCTCCATATTCGCAATACTTATTTTTTTCTTTATAACATCAGAAAGGGGTTTCCTTTTTTTACCTTTTTTTAAATTGCTTAATTTTTTTCTTGTATCATTAGAACGTTTTTGACCTGTATTTGCAATTTTTATTTTTTTAATTACTTCAGGGCGATTCATTACCTCTTTTGTATGATTACTTATTAACTTTTTTATTTCATTTGCTTTTTCAGTTCCAAATATTTCTTCAAAAGTTTTACCTTTATTCCATGGAATATGCCCCTTTATATATTTACTCATCCCTTCTCCTTTAATTCTACCAATTTACCCCATCTATCACCTACAGAAATATCAACACCCATCTTAACACGAATAGGACCTGCTATAGTATCATAGCCTCTTGCAACTTCCTCTTTTATTATTTTAATAAAATTATCTTTTTCTTCTATTGGAACTTCATAAATTAAAGAGTCATGAATAGTAAGAACTAATTTTGCTTTACTCTTTATTTGTTTTAAACGATTATAAATTCTAATGCCAGTTATAGCAGTAATATCAGCAGCCATCCCTTGTATTGGACTATTAACAGCTTGCCTCATTGCATCACTTCGTTCTTTTCTATCATGCATATCCATATTATCATTCCAAGGAATTTGTGCTGCAGGAAGTCTTCTAATTCTTCCAAAAGCGTTTCTTACTTCACCATATTTTTGAGCTACTTTTTGAATATTAAATATCCATTCCTTTGCTTTTGGATATCGATCAAAAAATACTTTTCTAATATATTCAGCTTCTTTTTCTGTCATTCCATGCTCTTCTGCTAAACTTTTTGCACCACGGCCAAACATAATTCCAAATACAGAGTTTTTTGCTTGCTGCCTTTCCTCTTTTGTAATCGTTTCTATTTTCTTACCAAAACAAACAGATGCTGTTTGTTTATGAATATCAATACCAGATTTTATATCTTCAGTCATTTTTGGATCGTTAGAATAATGGCCCCAGCATCTAAATTCTGCTTGCCTTTGATCAATTTCTACTAAAACACATCCAGAATTAGGTATAAAACATTCTTTAATTTCACTGCCTCGAGGAATGTTTTGAAGATTAGGATTCGTACTCGAAAGTCTACCAGTTACTGTTCCATCTACATGATAATCTGTATGAATTCTACCATTCTCATCTACTCTATTAAGCATTCCTATAACATAAGTACTATATAATTTACTTAAATCACGATGTTCTTTCAATTTAGTTAATTCTGGAGAGTATTCTACTAAAACATCTAAAGTTTCTGCATCTGTAGATAAATTCCCTTTTTTAGTTTCTTTTACCGGTTCAAGTCCAAGAACATCAAATAACAATATTCGTAATTGTGTAGGAGAATTCATATTAAAAACAATAGGTCTTACATATTTTTGCACATATTGTTCTTTAGTAAGTTTTGATTTTATTTTTAAACTATCATACTTCTTTTCAACTTTTTTCGCAGCAATATCCCACAATCTTTTTTCAGTAATGTTCACTGCGTCTGTTTCTCTAAATTCTTTTTCAATGACTTTTAAACGTTCTGAATATTTAACTTCCAATTCTCTAAGGCGCTCTATATCTAATCGGACGCCATCATATTCAGTATCTATTAATACTTTCTGAAATGGTATGGTAATCTTGTTAAGCAGCCTCATTAATCCTTGTTCTTCAAGCATTGGCTTAAATTTCTTATAACAACAAAAAGTTGCATCAGCATCCATCGCAGAATATTTCCAAAGAATATCATTTGGAATAATTGCATAAGAAATATTTTTTGTTGTTAAATATTTATCCAACACATCTTCATATCGCCCCATATCAGGGAAATAGCGCAAGACCATAGGAGTTAATCCATGTCCTTCTCTTCCTGCATTCTCATCTAAAAGATGATGCGCAAGCATTGTATCAAACGCAAAATTATTTACTTCAATCCCAAAAGTTCTTAAAAACTGAATATCAAATGATAAATTTTGTCCTATTTTATAAACATTATTTTCTAACACTTTTTTTAGTTCACTCACTACATATTCTTTTTCTTCGGAGTTCCAAAACTCTTGACAATATTGTTGCAATATAGGCAAAACTACTCCTGTTCTTTCTTTCCAAGAAAAACTACAACACAAAATTTTATCTTTTTTAGGATCTAAACCACTTGTTTCTAAATCCAAAGTAAAAGCTTCAGCACTGTTTAATTTCTCAAAAAGTGTTTTAGCTTTCTTTATCGTATTCGCAACTACATATTTTGCAGGTTCTGGTTCTACAGGATTATTCAACCATTTTAAAACATTTCTTAAATGGTCTATCATTGTCTCTTGCATTCCTAAATTTCTACAAATATATGCGGGGTGATAAGTAGGCATTATCCAACAATTATATTTATCACTCCAATAACGAGATCCTGCATATTTTGTAATACCATCTAAATTAAGTAAATATTGAAGAGCAACATTACCTAAAGGAACAATAATTTTTGGTTTAGTTATTCTAATATCTTCTTCAAGGTAAGGAACACAAGCATTTATTTCTTCTGGTTCGGGGTTTCTATTATCGGGAGGACGACACTTCACTACATTATCAATTCTAAAATCCTCTCTACGTGCTTTTATTAATTGTAAAATAATATTAAGGCGCTTACCAGCAGCTCCTACAAAAGGCTCTCCTATTTCGTCTTCTTCTACTCCTGGGGCTTCTCCAATTAACATTATATTAGCGGGAGTAGGACCTATACCTTTAATACAAGAGTTTTTACACTCTTTAAATAAAGAACACTTATTACAATTCATATACTTTACCAATACTTTTTATCTGCTTTTTTAACTGACTTAAAAGGATCAAAATTTAATTCTATCATACGTTCAATCTTATCAAATTCAGCTTGAAGTTCAATATACCGTAAGTATTTACGATATTTAAACGAAAATACTATTTTAAACAAATGAATAAGTCGATATAAAATTTTCTTAAATTTATTCAAACTTAATTTCTATTTTAACTTAAAAAATATTTGTTTCAATGTTTTTAAATTAAGATACTTTCTTTCTTTTAAAATCAAAATGAACCTTTTAGTAATTCTATACCACCAATGCCAAAGATAAAAAATAAATCCAATCCAAAATATTAAAAACACAACGCTTAAATAATACAATTATTTTCCTTCAACAAATTTAGCTTTTTTTGAATCATTTCCAGGAAATCCAGAACCTTTAAAAATAATACCTCCAGAACCTCCTGTAATAAGACTGGGGATTTTCTCACCACATTGTGAACATTTATCAACATGTTCAACATTCATAGGCATTTCTTTTTCCCATTTAATATTGCATTTTTTACAAAAAAATTCATATGTAGCCATAAAATACCTTTTACTACTTATTCTGGCTGAGTTTATAAGATGCATACATCTTTTGTAAATGTTCTATAAATGAAGACAATTCCCTAACTTTAATAAAAAATATTCCAGTGTCAGAATCAGTTACTAAAAGATTCTCTTCTTTTAAATACTTGATAAATCCTTCATGCATTAATTCAACTCTAAGATCACTATTCTCTGTTGGAGTAATACACAATTCCAATTCTGGAATAAGAGTATTATCCATAAGTCACCTCCTATTTATTTTTATTTTCAATTAATTTTTGTTTCAATTTTTCCCAAAAAGCACATGGACTTGCAGCCATTATTTCATATTGCCAAATATTCTTTAACTCAAAAAATTTATCATTCGCAACACTATCTTCAAGATAGTTTTTAGTCATAAAAGTCCATATAATTAAAATAGAATTAGGATTATTTTCTAAAAATTTCTCTATTCTTCTTCCATAACTATCTATTAATCCTGGAGAGCCTAACATTATTCCTCCATAATCTACTACTAAAATATCAAAATTTTCATTATCTAAAGAAAGGTCCCTAAGATCTCTAAATACAAAATCAATCTCCGGCATAAATTCTTTAAAATATTTCTTAATCGTTTTTCTCTCATCTTCTGGAGTTGTTTCTATAATTAATGGCCTCATAAAATCAACAAATATTCCAACCGTTAATTTTTTTGTTTTACTTTTTTCTTTTTTACTCATCTAATTTATCTCCTCTATTTCTTCATATTGAGTATCAAATTTTTGTAGATCAATATCTTGGATTATCCCCATTGTTAACATTACTAAATATAAAACGATAAAGTAAATAATAATTCGCTTTAATATTTTTTTAATATTTATTTTCATCTACCACTACTTCCATATCCTTTTTTTCCTCTTTCACTCTTTGAAAGTTTATCAACTTGAATCAACTTAGTTTTTGGTAATCTAAAGAAAATAATTTGAGCTATCTTATCACCTTTTAAAATTTCCATAGCTTCTGCTTTATTCGAACATTGTGAACTATTCCGAATAAAAATAGACACTTCATTTCTATAACCAGAATCTATAACTCCATGATGCACAACTTTACCTTCTTTTCCATAACTACTACGAGTAAAAACTATACCAACCCATCCAGGAGGAATTTCAAAGCACACTCTAGTATGTACTTCAGTGCATTTACCAAAAGGAATTATAACATCTTCAGTCGCATACAAATCCCACCCAGCATCATATTCATACGCTTGAGTTGGCAACTTAGCATCTGGATGTAATAACTTACATTTTACTTTAATCATAATTTTATCCTCTCATCTCATCATCGAATTAATTATACAAACTATTTCTTTCCAGTTATCTTCAAATCTTATACCCCTGTCATCAATATAAACATCTGCAACTACTTTTCCTTCAATTCCTTCATCAACCTTATCAAAAGGAATATTATTTTCTCTCAAAAACTTTTCCATAATTTGTTTTTGAGCTGCTCTTTCAGTAATACTTGAATGTATCATAGCATTTGTTCTACAAGATGTAACAATAATGAAACATCCTAAATAATCTTTCAATAAATTAATACTATAAACAACATCTTCCTTCAAAGGTCCTATTTCAGGATATGTATCTTCAACTATAGTTCCATCAAAATCTATTGCAACATAAAATGGTCTCATTGTACACTCCTAACCTTATAACAAGCTTGTTGAATATTATCAAATTCTTCTGCAAAATTTTGCATTACAAACCTACTCCAAGAAGCTAAATCCAAATCTTTATCAAAATCTAAAAATCCAGTAGCCCTAACAGGACAATTTTCTCCTACTTCAATATTTAATCCTATATGTATAAGGCCTGAAACCAAAGACTTTGTTGCAATTGAAACAGAAAACTTTTTATCATTAATAAAAATATCATCTCCTTTTCGTTCTATTGACATATCTTCCAAACTAGCTCTCCGTTGAAGATGATCAACAATTATTGAAATAAAAAGTCTTTGAAAAGCAACTGTTTCTCTTAAAGAGGCATCAAAAATTTCAATAATAAAATGTAACATTTTTTCACTACTAATATAATCTCCGGCTAAACGATCTTCACAATCAACCAAATGTTCTCTCACTTTCGCAGGTCCTATAAAACAAACAATACTATTACCTACAAGATCATTTTCATAACCAAAAAGCGAATGCAGCTGTGTACCATCATACTTTAATTCATTTTCTAAAAATTTATATTTCATATTTACTCCTTTTGATATTCTATTGTATCTTTTAAATTGTTTGCTTCAAACGCTGCTAACCTTTCAATACAAGCGGGACATTTACCACAAGAAGGTTTACCTTTATAACAGGAATGAGTTAAATGATATGGAACACCTAATTTCATTCCTATATCAACGATTTCTATCTTTGTCTTTTCAACAAATGGTGTATGAATAAATACTTCCACTCCATGCGTAGAACCTAAACTTAATGCCTTTTCTAAGCAAGTAAAGAAAGGTCTACGGCAATCTCTATATGATTCATAATCTTCTTTCACAGGAGTCATATAAATTTCAATAGGATTAAGTTCTAAAGATTCTCCGTATGCCGCTGCTAATGTAGCTAACATTACATTACGAAAAGGAACAACTGTTTGAATCTGATCTTCCATATTTTCAGGAACCTTCCAAGTATTATCTGTTAAAGCACTATGACCTATGTGAGTTAAATCAAAATTTAAAACCTTTAAATCTTTTACTACATAATCTCCATACCTTTTTTGATACTCTTCAACAACCTTTTTTGCAGCTTCCAATTCCACGACATGTTTTTGACCATAATTAACACTCAAAGAATAAATTTCACTCATTACAAATTCAAATTTAGGATCTAACAAATAACCGAGTAAAGTTGCCGAATCCATACCACCTGATAAAAGAATTATACATCTTGGTCTTGTCATTTTATTATTCTCCTTTATTTCTTATTGTTTTCATAAGGAAATTCGATCCAACTATCTGCGTCTGCCCCTGCAATGAAATAATCAGGATCAAACTGCGAACCTCTTTTATAATATAATACACTTGTTCTAATATTATTGAACCCTTTTTCTTTATATAAATCAACTACTACCTGCATTGTCTTTCCCGTATCACATAAATCATCAATGATCAAAATTTTACTTTCTTTTGTGATATCAGGAAAGCACAAATATGAAGGTTTTCCAAGTTTTAACTTTGATTGTTTATTTTCTTTAGTATAAGAACTAGCAACAATTATGTCTAGTGGAACGTTATAAGCTTCAGATATTATAAGTCCTGGAAGAAGTCCTCCACGAGAAATCGCAACAACAAGATCAATTTCTTCTTGAGCATGAACCAACAACATTTCTTTAAGTTTATTAATTAGTTGTAAATAATATTCCCAAGATACTTTTTCTATATTCATTTATTAACCTCTAATAAACTATTTATTGTTTTTTCGCAACATTCTTTTTTTATATCTATAACAAAACATCTTCTACCTGTTTTTTCTGCCTCAACTAATGTAGTGCCGGATCCTACAAAAGGATCAAATATAATATCATTAATAACTGAGTACATTCGAATAAGTCTGTAAGGTATTTCATTTGGAAATGGAGACATTTTTTCATAATCTTTTTTACCTGCAATTGCCCAAATTTGAGAAAACCACTTATTTCTTTCTTCAAAAGTATAAGCACTTGCATATCTATTTTTATCTTTTGACAAAAACTTTCTAATATTTCCTTTTCTAAATAATAAAATAAATTCACAGTCAAGAGTTACATAAGCATTAGTTGGAAGCATTCCACTCCCTAAAAAACTATTAGGTTTATTTGTTGGTTTTTTCCACAAAATATAAGGTAAAACATTAAAACCCAAATTTCTAAAATTATTCAATATTATAGAATGATTTTCCCATAATTGAAAATTATCATTAATTTTCCGTAACGCATCTCCTATATTAATACAAACAATACCTCCTTCAATAACACTATCAAATAAACAATCCCATACTCTATTCAAATATAAATGTTGAGACTGAAAGTTTCCTTCCCAATTCCACTTTTCAAACATAGGATAAGGAGGAGATGTAACTACTAAATTAACTAAATGTGTTCCTAAAAGATATTTAATATGCGCAGGATTTGTAGCATCCCCCCACATTACTCGATGTTTTCCATTAGTCCAAAATTCGCCAAAATTCACTATACACCTCTTTTGTTTCCCCAGATTATTTTATGTATTTGAAGACTAAGTTTTACATTAAGATTATCTTTTAAAATCCATTTCGCAAGATCTTTTGGATTCAATTTTTCCCAAACCGGAGAAAACAAAATACTTCCTTTAATATTAAAATTTGTAATAATTTTCTTAGCAAAATTATAATCATTTTTATTAGCAATTACAAATTTCACCTCATCATCTTGACGAATATCTTTTAAATTAATCCAACACATTTTTTCAGTCATTCCAGTAGAAGGACATTTTATATCCATGCTAAAAGTCACATATGCTAAATACTTTTGTATAGGAATACTTCCGTTAGTTTCAATTAAAATAAAATATCCATTATTATATAATTTCTCAACAAGAACAAAAGAAGTAGGATCTAACAATGGTTCTCCTCCTGAAAGTAATATATTTTTACAATTATATTTTTTTACTTGATTTAAAATGTCATTTATTGACATTTCTTTTCCTTGATTATAAGCATATGGAGTATCACAAAAACCTTTTCCATTATAATTACAACGTAAATTACATCCTGTAGTTCTTATAACAATAATACGAGTTCCACTAGTTTTCCCTTCGCCAGATAAAGTATAATATATTTCATTAATTTTCAATTTATCATCTTTCAATATCATTAATTACTCCTTGTTTCAACCAACTTTTTATAGGTTCAAAAGTTTTTCTATGATATGGAGTAAGTCCATATTTTTTAATTGCTTCAAGATGCTGTTTTGTACCATATCCAATATTAGTTCCCCATCTGTATACTTTATACTTTGGATTTTCGCCAACTAACTTTTTTATATATCTATCTCTTAATACTTTTGCAATAACAGAAGCAGCCATAATTGCAGAAATTTTTGTATCCCCTTTCACAATCCATCTTTGAGATGCTTGTAACTTTTCTATATGTCCTTTTCCATCTATTAATACTTTATCTGGAATTCCTTTTCTTTCAATTACTTTATCAATAGCTCTTTTCATAGCTAAACGTTCTGCATAATAAATATTCAATTCTTCAATTTCCTCAACACTCGCATGACCTATTGCAAAAGTAATTTTTAAATCTTCAATTTGTTTAAAAACTTCTTCTCTTTGTTTAAAATTTAATTTTTTTGAATCATTTAATCCTTCGATATTATATTTTTTATCCCACCATATAGCACCTGCAACGACAGAGGCTACCAAACTTCCACAGCCACAAGCATCACATCCAATTATATGTTTAAATATTTTCATTACCATCCATCTCCGCTATCTGGCCAAGGGTCCATCAATTCTTCTGTGGTTATTCCTAATAATCTCATCATTTGATTACTGCTCATACCCTCAGTTCCAGTATCTACTTTGATTGATTCATTTTTCCAACATTCATCTACAGAATTATTTAGATTAGTTTCTATTCCATAATTTAATTGTGCCCCTTCATATCGCGCGTAAAATATCTTTCCAATGTCTAATTCTCCTTCCCATTGAGAAGGATACGCGCCAGAAGTTTTACGTAATTTTTTAAGTTTTAATCCAAGATTAATTGATTCCATTTTTATTCTCCTTTTAAAAATCCCAATTTCTTTTAAAATAAGCTACTGCATTATGTGCGTGAATACTTTCAAAAGAAATAACTTTAACACTATAACCTTTAATATTAGATATTTTATCTAGAGCAAGAGCAGTATCCCTTGCAACATCTTCTACAAACTTTGGATTCTTAAAAGAAAATTCAGTAACATACTTTTCATCTGGTCTTTTCAGTACAGGATAAATTCCACAACTACCCATTTTTTCTAATATCGAAACAACATCTTCAATCCATAAAGGTTTTCCAACAAAGTTCAAACGTGCTGTTACAAGCGCTCTCTGATTATGTGCTCCAAATTTGCTTATTTCTTTACTGCAAGGACATAAAGTAATTATAGGAACAGATACCTCTAAATAAAACTCATATTCTTCAGAAGTTAATCGTCCAACAAAAGCACATTCATATCCTTGAATTCCAGCAACTTTTTTTACAGGTGATTCTTTCGGAATAAAATACTTAAATTTTATACTTGCATATGAATCTTTTGTTTTAAGGCTCCTTTTTAATTCTTTCAAAAATTTCTTTAACTTTTTCGAATTCATTGTTTTATAACGATAATTCATTAAAGTAACAGCAAAACGGCTCATATTTATACCTTTTATATCTTCTGAAAGATCACCATACATTGATACAATCGCTTGAGTATGTTGATATTTTCTTTTTTCTTTCCTACCTACTAATATTGGAAAACTAACATCTTCTATACCAACTCTATGAAGAGGAATTCCGCGTTCATCTTTCGTAGCTTGCACATCGGGCAACTGCTCTTCTTTTTGCATTTTACAGAATCTCCTTCTTTTATAGGATTCAAAATAATTATTTTTCGTATATAGCACTTGAAGTAAGTGTTTCAAAAACTTCAACACTTACAAATTTAATTTTACTAACTCCTTGTTGAATAGAACTTCCAAAATGATTTGGCCCCCAATTAGTTACAATGTAAAAAAGATGAAACAAATGCTTAGCCATATTTTCTGCTGTAGGATTACCTTGTAAAGTAAATATTTTTGTTTTTTCAGATAGTAAACGTACTAAAGGATCTTTATCATATAATATAAGAGAATGATCCCAATTAATATCAATCCAATTTTTAATTTCTCTCTTTATATATGAAAAATCAAGAACCATTCCCATCTCATCTAACTCTTTAGCTTCAAAAGTAAAAATTGCTTTATAAGAATGTCCATGGATATTACCACAAGAACCTTTATATCCTAGCAACCGATGTGCCGCTTCCCACTTAACTTCTTTGGTTACTTTATACATTATTTTCCTCCTAACAATTTTTGCACTAATGGTTTACATTTCTTTATTTTATTACGAACTGTTACTCCAGTTATTTGAAGTCTTTCACCTATTTGTTCATAATTATTACCACCTAAATACAATGCAAGGATTTGTTTTGTATCAATATCTACCGAAGCCATTAATTTTTGCACTAAATCTTTATTTTCAATTTTTCTTTCTGAATCATTTTTTATAAAAGCAGGATGAGTTAATAAGTCTTCTTGATCAATCCTAATAAAAGAATAATTTTTCTTTAATTTTTTAACAAAATTACAAGAGTAATTATAAAATTGACTCCTCATTAAATAATTAAAACGCATTTTATTTTTTGGTTTCCATTGTAAAAGTAATCTCACTAAATCAATTTTTAATTCCTGCGCAAGCTCTTTTACATCTTCTTTGTCCTTACAAAAAGAATTTGCAACTTTACATATATAAGGAGTAATCGTACTAATTAAAGGATCTATATATATTTTATTTTTAGTTTTATAATAGTGAACAGCTAACCAATCAACAATAGTTAAAGATTCATTTTGGCGAACAACTTTTGGAATTATAAAAGTACTGTTTTTAATTTTTATCTGAATCATTTTTAGCACCCTCTATTTTTTCATTGATATATTTTGATAAATCTAAATTAATATCAAATGTATCTACTCTAAAAAAAGCTTTATTTCTTTTTTTCGAAATATTAAAAAATTGAAACTTCTTATTGAAATTTTGGGACATAAAAGATACAATTTCCTCTTTATAAGATTCCACTCGTCGCGGTATTTTTTTCTTTTTAAAACAAAGAAGAACCTCAGGATCACCATATATGTCAAAGCAAGATGTTTCTTTAAATACTTCTGGATTCGATGCTATAAATCCAAATAATAAAAAAAGAGATGAAAAATTTATTGTCAATTCATCAGTTTTATTATCGATAACACTACGATGCAACAAACCTAAATCAAAAACTACAAAATTACATATTCCTTGATTTTCATTTTTAAAACCTCCAAAATAAAATTTCATCACAGCTCCTTTACATAATATAATACACTATGAATCGCAAGATTTGAGAATTTTTCTAAAAATTTAGAATAAAAAGATTGAAGTTTCTTGATCAAAAAATCTATGTCAATTGTTTCACCACTCTTATAATAACATATTTGTAAATCAAACCACCTCTGTCCTTCATCATACCATTGCCATAATTCTTTTAATTCATTCATATATTTTTCACGATCAAAAGATTTTGAAATTTTATAGGTTTCTTTAATTTTCTTAAAAATCTGGTCTTCAACATATTCCCGTGCTTTACGAAACCTTAATAGACTACTGTTGTCTTTTTCATTGTCTAAACGTTTTAATCTTTGTGTTAACATATCCAAAGAAAAAACATTTACATATCCTATTTTCTCAGCTAAAAACTGAACAGCTTCCCAAAATGTCTTATGTTCAGCTTCCATAATAAAATCAAAAACACTTGACCCTTTTTTACATCCAAAACAATGCCAAGTATTAGTAGAAGGACAAACAAAAAAACTTTTAGTCTTATTATCAGGATGAAAAGGGCATAAAGCTACAAAATTATCTCCGGAAGCTTCTAAATCAACGCCATATTCTCCTACTAAAGCAACAATATCAACCTGAGATATAAGATCATTCAAATCTAATTTTTTAAAATTATTCATCAACATACCTAAGGTTACTACAATTTTCAGGAGCATGTTTATTACAATAAGCAAATCCCCAACGATCATACTTTGTTGCAACTTCTGCGCACTTAATATCAGCGCCTTTAACTACAGGATATTGACAAATTAACTTTTTCACTATTCTACGCTTATCACTCATATTTAAAACTCTTTATCATTTCTTTTCACTTTTTTCCAAATTTTTTGTAATCTTTCTAAATCACCTATAAAATTTACACTAAAATCAGCAAACAATTCAATTGTTTTTGATTCACTGTAACGACTTGCTACAATTTTTAAATACACTCGTTTTGCAAGCTGTGTTGCAACTTCTTCTGTCGGATTCGATCCATGCCAAATATTAAAAATAATATCGGCATGTGCACCCGCCATATCAGATAAAGCAATATGTTCTGTGTCTACTTCATCTTGTCTAACATCCAAAGATTTTCTATTTTGTTGAGCAGCTGTCAAAATAGAAACTTTATGTGTTCTTGCAACTTCTTTTAATTCACGAAATATATTATCATATTTCTCAGATCTATCTTTAAATCGACTATTAGGAGTCATTAAATTTGCATAATCAATTAAAACAACAGAAGGTTTAACACCAAATACTTTTTGATGTAATATAATTTCATAATCAATTGTTGCAGGAGTTACTCCTCTTGAAATATCTACAACATAAAAAGGGCATTCCTTATTTTTAAGTTGCTCTAAAGTACTTTTATAAATGCACTCTTCTTCTTCTGTCAATTTTGCATTTAATATATCATTAAAAGTAATTCCAGTATATCTACTTTCCCACATCGTTTGTAACATTTTTAATTCCATTTCAATAGTCACATACATAACTTTATAACTTAAATCGGAAACATTACATCCAACATTAAACAAGAGGCGACTTTTTCCTTTCTTCATTCTTCCGAAGACCATCCCAAGTTTTGAAGGAAATTGACCTCCAGTTACTTGATCAAGTTCTTCAATCCCATAAGGAATCCCTTTATACTTTTCGGGATAAGTTTTTTTATCTACATATTCTTCCCAGCGTTCTTCTGTATCACTACCATATATGGGTTTCCTTATAACTTCTTCAAAAGAATCAAGAGTTTTAATATCCAATATTTTTTCCGTAAGATCTGCTAAAGATTCTGGAATACTTCTATCATTACTTAAATCCTCAATAATAGTAGAAACAGTAGCATACAATTCACGTTTTATTTCTAACTCTTTCAATTCATTAAGATAAAATCTAAAACCAGAATCATCTATATGAATTTTCAAAATCTCATCATACAACATTAACAAAGCAAGTTGAAGTTCTGCAGAAAATTCTTTTTCACGTTTCTTTAAAAACTTCTCTAAAATATCACGAGATAACGCTTTATGATATTTTTTAAAATATCTATTTATCAAATCAAATAATTTTCGATTATTCTCATCAAAAAATGTTGAAGCAGTTATTTTGGTAACTGCTTCTTCTACATAATCACTATTCTTGAGTAAATATACAAGAATAGTTTTTTCTACTGTTATATCATTAAATTTTGACATAATTTTTAAACCTTTTCAATTTCAATTCCCCAATTACTCCAACCTTCACGTTTATACCTTGCAAATAATTCTAATTTATTTCCTCCAAACAATTGTTCAATCTTTAGATACTGTTCATCAGGTTTTCTTGAATGTTCTCTCCGATGTGATATAATAACTTGATGAACTGCCGAAGACAATTTTTTAGGTCTTCCTTTTATACCTAACAAACACAACTCAGCATTTGCTCTTGTATAATGGCCACATCCCATAAATAAATTATTATTCTTTTTATTTTGTTTAATCCATACAAAAGCAATTGTTTTATATGTAAAACCCCAAGCTTTTATTACTTCTAAAGCAGAAGGAATATTAGGACAAGTAGTCCATAAAAATAAAACACAATTTTCTTTACAAAGAGATTGAACAGGAAGATTTTTAACATCTTCTAATTTCATTGATGCATAATGATGCGTAAATGTAACTCCCCACTTTTTACTTGGCCAAGCTTTATATTCCCAAGGAGGATCTGCTAATATAACATCGAATTTTTTTGATTTTAATTCTTCGAACATAATTTTTTCTCTTTCAATCTTTAAAATACTTCATAGCCATATTATAATAAATAAAATCTTCTTCTTCAGGTTTCTCAAGGCCCACAGAATTCTCAAGATATCTTAACCCATGACTCAAACATACTATTGCTTTTCCTATTATATTCAATCTTGTCATAACCCACTCGTCTCCTACAATCTTTTTTGGATAGCATCGCAACTGTTCCCCTATAGCATCTAATCGCATAATTAATTCATGTTTACTTTCCCACCAATTAATTTTCTTTTTCTTTTTACCCATATTATTCTTCTAAAGATCTTCCACTGTTAAATCTTCTACATCTGACTCTGATAAATGTCTTATAGCCCAAACAAAATCAACAACGGAATCTAATTCCTTTATCTCTTTTTCGGAAAGTTGTTCATTAAATCTTTCTTTCCAACCATCCTGAATAGCCTTTATCCATTCCTTTTTTTCAATTTCAAAAGAAATTACTAGTGTTTTCTTAGCCATTATTTACTCTTTTTTAATTCTTTAACTTTGTCTTCTTTTTTAATTCTCTTTTATCTGTCCATTCAAGAAATATAATAAAAAGCGTTGGAGGTACTATCAACCCAACAGCAACCCCTACTATAACCAAAAGAAACTTTAATCCATCAATTAACATTTTCCTAACCTCCTATTTTATTTTTCTCCTAATAAATCTTTCTTTATATCTTTTAAAATCTCTGGGCGAAAACTTTCTCCTATCAAAGGGATATTGATCAGCCGCTCTGAAAAAAGTTCATAAACACTTTTTCCAAAACCTTCTAAAACTTCTTTAGGACCACTATTAGATGTGACAATAAAAGGTTTGCTTGAATAATAGCGTTTCTTAAATAACTCATCTAACAAAGCATCTATCAAATCAGTTTTATACTTTTTATCTATTTCATCCACCAACAAAAAATCTATTTCCATTATTATATGATCAAGATATATCCTCATTTTCTCATCACGCAAAGCTCTGAAAGCAAAATTAATCAACTCTGAAAGTAGAATAAAATGTGCTTTAAATTTTTGGCCTAAAGCTTTTTTCAAAATAGAACATCCTAAAAAACTTTTACCAACACCATAAGAACCATAAATATACAAACCAGCACCAGTTTTAACAGCTTCAGGTAATTTCTCTGAATACTCAGCGATCATACTTAAAGAAGTTTTGTTTTCTTCTATAAACTTCGGAGTAAAATACTTAAAATCTAATTCAAGGTCCCAAAAGTTTTTAGGTATATTAGCAGTAGCCATATCAACATAACATCTAAATGCATCAATGCATTCACACAAAACAAAACCTTCAAGAGTCATGTATCGACCTTTGCCATCACATTTTTTACAATTATCTAAAATCTTTATTTTCAATTCTACAATATCTTGAATGGAATACAATTAGGCCTCCTTCAAAGGCTGATACTTTCCAAATTTCTTTCTCAATTTATTATTCAGCCTACTTATTAACTCCTCATCTTCTTCAACACCAAAATCATAAGAAACTAAATAACCACCAAAATACCCTCGATACATAATCAAATCTCCAGAAGAAAGAACTCCTTCAGGAACTACAAAACATTGTAAATTGGTCTTATCAACATCTAAGATCCACTTCAACACCTTTTCAGGAGAAACTCTTATTCCACAGCTTATAAAAATTTCGCACAACTCATACGCTCGTTCGCTAGCTCCAATTCCTTTTACCACATTCTCTTCAATCTCAGAAAAATCAGTCATGTCGGCCTCATCCTGACTCTGAGATCTTGAAACCCGATCGCTCAAATTCGATTCCATAGAACTCACTAACTTCTTTGCTTCATCTAAAGTTAGTTCCAAAAAAATCTTTTTCTGAAGCCTTCCTCTAAACAAAGGATTAGTTTCCTCTTCTAATTTGAATTTCATTATTCCTCCTAATTATTATACTCACAAAATATCAATAAAAACAAGGTACAAATTTAAAAACATCAGCTAATATTGTTTCTCTATTTCGTTTTGCCCAACCTGTCGCTCTTGCATATTTTGGATACTTCTTTTTTAACATAGCTTCAAAGCGATAACCATCACACATATAAGGATTTTTTAGATGCTCTAATTCATGATCAATACAAGCTTCAACAAAATCTCTTCTAAGGCAACTTGATAAAATTTCAAGTATAAAATGCATTTCGTTAATATCAGTATTTACCTGCCCTATATAAGAATATGTCCTTACAAATATTATAGTGTATTTTTGAATACCTAACTTCTTTGCTTTCCTATCAACTATCTTTAAAAAAGTATCTTTAGTCATTTTCTTTTTCTCTACTTTATCAAAACTTTAGTCCCTACTTTACTATACCTCCAAATAATTTCTAAATCTTCATCTTTTAATCGTACACATCCATGAGAAACTCTTCCTTCAACTTTCTCTCCTCTAATACCATGAATACCTACATCTCCTCCAAGATCTAATTTATATTTACCGAGATGTCCTCTTACTTGTCGAGAAGGATTATGTTCAGAAGGTATTGGCAATCCTTCTTCAATAAATGCCCAATCAGGTTTTACCCATACAGGATCCACAATCTTTTTAACAACAATTCGTTCTCCTTTTGGAGTATCAAATTTCCATATTCTATTTCCATATTTTAAAACCTTTCCAGTTCCTATTCCACACATAGCTTTCCATACCGTATCAGAATCCATCATCAAATATAATACAATTTCAGATTTGTTAATCAAAATCCAAGTTTTGTCAATATTAATTGTCAAACTATCTTCTGGAAGTCTATACCAATGGTTTAAATAATCAACAACATTTCGTGCATAACTTACAGAAGGTAAAGCAATAAATAACATCAATATCAAAACAAAAAATTTCATTTAACACTCTTTTCTTTTTTACAAACAGTGCAACGGCAAGTTCTTACATCTTTTCTAATATTATGAACTCTATTACCAGAACCATATTTTTCATCTTGATAAGGACTTTTACAATCACATTTTAAAATAATTGTATCCATTTGTTCTCCTTTACGAATCTTTACCTCTTCTATTCATTGCTGGATTTTTTATTCTTATAGTTCTTCCTCTCTTAGTAATAAGTGTTCCTTCTGGAACATTCTTTAAAGAAGTCGGTTCACTTTTTTTCAAATCTTTATCTCTCATACATTTGAAAATCGCTTTTAAATTTCTTTTATTCAATTGTTTTCTCCTCTTTTATTCCTATTAAGTTAACACTACAGGTTTCTCTTTAGTTCCATTTCTAAATTCTAAAGCTTGTTCAACTGTTTCTGTTTCTGGAGGAACTCCTTCTAAATGCCAAATCTTTATAGAAGGATTGAACATTTTAAGGTAAGGTCTCTTTCTACCGTCTCCTAAATTAAGGTTGTATAAAACATAGCCTTCTGAACCTTTATCATCTAATATTTCAGCTTTGAGTCCAAAAAGGACCTTTTCGATTCCTATCTTTCTAACTATCTCTCTTCGAACTTCAACATTTTGTTCTTTTAATATAATCTTTGGATCTAATTTATCAGCAGGCGTTAAAACAATTTTTTTAGGAACTCGAACACCATTTAAAGCATAAATTTCAAATATTGGCTCTCCTGTATATTTAATAGCGGGACCAAATTCAGAATGTAAAACCTCATTTTTCATATTAATTTCTCTTGGGCGATCACAAATAATTGTAATATTTTTTAAAGGATAAAAAAATCCAAACTCTGTTGTTTTTTTATATAATTCAAACAAAGGTCCAAAATTTAATCCTAATACTTCTTGCATAAAATCATAAAATGCAAAATGTGATGAAAAAAAATGACCATTAATATATGGATAAATAAAATTCCTAACCTGATTCCCAATCTGATTCCCAACCTGATCCCTAACCTGATTCCCAATCTGATTCCCAATCTGATCCCTAACCTGATTCCCAATCTGATTCCTAACCTGATTCCAAATCTGATTCCCAATCTGATTCCCAATCTGATTCCCAATCTGATTCCCAATCTGATTCCCAATCTGATTCCCAATCTGATTCCAAACCTGATTCCCAATCTGATTCCCAACCTGATCCCTAACCTGATTCCCAATCTGATTCCAAACCTGATTCCCAATCTGATTCCCAACCTGATCCCTAACCTGATTCCTAACCTGATTCCCAATCTGATTCCTAACCTGATTCCCAATCTGATTCCCAATCTGATTCCTAACCTGATTCCAAATCTGATTCCCAATCTGATTCCTAACCTGATTCCCAATCTGATTCCCAATCTGAAATAATAAACAAACAGTCATCCAAGTTGATAAAGGATTATTCATATAAACTACAGGTGCTTCTTCTAAGTTTAAAATTTTCTTTCTAATCTCATTTGGAATTTGTAAATCACGTTTTACTGGTTCAGTAGATAACCCTATTTTTTTCCATTTTTCTACAAATTCAGGAAATCTTGCTCTTTGTTCAGTTGTTAATTTTGTTATCATTTTTTTAGTCCTGTACGTTTTTAGCTTCTTCAGAAAAATGATCATATTCCTGAACCCTTCTAATTCTATAAGTCCCAGCAGGTATGGTTATAGGATTGTGTTCCGTATGAGTAATAGTTAATTCACCATTTGCTTTTAAAAATAAATTACCTTTTTCATCTGCATAAAGATTGGATAATTCCTTTTCTACAACCTCATGCTTATGACCAATTACTTCTCCTTCTGCTAAAATCCTATGGTTGAGTTTCTTTAAACCTTTCTTAGGAATTTCAGAGATGCTTTCTATGACAACATCTCCTTGTTGGTAAAAAGTTCCTTGTTTCAT